CAACTCAAACGTAACTATAACAGCAAACGGAAACGTTACACTAAATGCAGTTGGTGGAGCAAGAATCATTGCTACCTCAACTGGTGCCAACATTACTGGTACATTGGGTGTATCAGGTAACTTAACTGCTGGTAACTTGATTGGTCCTTATGCAAATGGCAACTCGAACGTCAACATGCCAGCAGCCAACGGCAATATCAACATGTCTGTTGCCGGTAACGCTAACGTTCTTGTTGTCACCGGTACCGGTATTAGCTCGACCCGCATTAATCCACGCATCGGTGCAATCGCTTCGGCTGCTACTATCACACCAACCGGTGACACATCTGATCAATATGAGGTAACCGCCCTTGCAACGGCCGCAACTATAGCTATACCAAGTGGAACTCCTGTTAACGGACAAAAACTAACAATACGAATTGGTGATAACGGCACGGCACAGGCATTGACATGGACTACATCTGCCGGTGGTTATCGGGCTATAGGTACAACACTGCCAACAACTACCGTAATTTCTAAAACAGTCTACATCGGATGCATATATAATTCTACTGCTGGATTTTGGGATGTAATTGCTGTAGCGCAGCAGGCTTAGATATGAGGAATAAACATGACTGAATATATTTCAACTAGATGCGCTGTCTGTCAGCTTTCAGATGGATTAGTGATCAATATCATTGTTGCTGCCCCGTCTGATCCTTGGCCGGATGATTGCCAGATCATCGAGATCATGACAGGACAAAAATGCGACATCGGATGGTATTGGAATGGCATCGAGTTTGCTGCAACACCAACTGGAGCTGAATAATGCCTACGATAAAACTTACTTCTGGCACAACTTGGACTATACCAGCTGACATCACTACCTCGACAGTTGTTACCGTTATTTGTATCGGCGGCGGCGGCGCCGGCTCTGGCGGCGCCGTCGGCTTCACGTCTGGCGGCGGCGGCGGCGGGGCGTTTTCTCTTACTACAGTTACGGGTCTTACCGGGGGCGGAACAGCAAACATACGGGTCGGTACCGGCGGCCTCGTTGACGAGATTCAGAACGGTGGCGACACTTGGTTTAATAAAGCTGCTAATAGTGCTCCTACTCTTGCTACAAATGGCGCTCTAGCTAAGGGCGGTTCTGGCCCAGCCGGCACATCCGGCGGTGCTGGCGGCGTTGCTGGGGCAGGAGTCGGCACTACAAGATATAGCGGAGGTGCCGGTGGCAGTGCTGCACTTTCTAGTGTTTCGGGGGGCGGTGGTGCTGGCGGATCCGCCGCCAGCAATCTTGGCAATGGCTTCGCTGGCGGCGCCACAATTGCTGGAATTAGAACGGGAGGATCGGGCGGTGGCGGAGTACGTTCTGTCGGCGGAGCACCGGTCACCCAAACTGGTGGCACCGGCGGTAACGGATATCCAAACAATGCCGGTGGCGCAGGCGGCACCGGCGTCGTAGTAGGCGGCGATGGTACAACCGGTGCTGGCGGCGGCGGCGGCGGAGCATCTGGCTCCACCAACGAGTCCGGCACCGACGGCGGCGAAGGCGGCGCGGGTGCTGAATATACTATTACCGCAGGTGGAACAGCGGGTGCCGGCGGCGGAGGCGGAGGCGGAGGGGGCGCCTCCGCAACGATATCTGGCAATTTCATCTTTGGGGGCAACGGCCGGAATGGCGGAGTGGGCGGCGGCGGTGGCGGGTCCGGTGGCTCGATAAATTCTTCAGGCGACGGCACATGCAACGGCGGTTTCGGCGGCGATGGCGGCAATGGATTGATTATAATCGAATATACACCAGGAAGCGCAAACTCTGGTAATTTCTTCATGATGTTTTGATGCCTGCAATTTGTTTTTTAAGATAGTATATTGATGAATGTGTTCTTGTCTGATTATTACATTAGGCTCCGAAATTGGCATGAGTTAAGAACATCATTGAAAGACTCCGATATACAAACTATATGTGTTGAGGTCGACAGGTTTTGGCAAAAATGCCCAATGAGTAATCATTATCTGCATCCGGCAGATATACAAGATTGGCCCGATCCCTGGAACTTGTTGAATGATAATAACTATTGTGAGTATGCGCGTGCTTTAGGTATGTTATACACATTGATGTTATTGGGAGTACAGGACATTGACTTTGTGGAAATAATGTATGATAATAGAGATAGTGTAGTAGTCTTGGTCGATAACGCAAAATATGTAATGAACTGGTGCCCGGAGTCAGTACTAAATACTGATCTAACAGAATTTAAAATTACAAGGCGTATCGATATAGGTGTGCTAGCAAAGAAAATAGGTAAAATATGATTAGTATTATAAAGAGAAATGGGAAAACAGAGCCACTGTCACTAGAAAAATGGCAAGCGCAAATCACGAAAATATGTAAAGGCATCACAGATGTGAGCCAGTCTATGATAGAAATCAAGGCTTCTCCTCAATTTTATGACGGCATCACTACGCAAGAAATTGATGAACTTACTCTTCGTGCCATCGTAGACTTGATTGACGTTGAATCGAACCCAGATATCGGTAATACTAACTATCAATATGTAGCGGGAAAACAAAGACTTTCTATGCTCAGGAAGTCAGTTTACGGTCAGTATACTCCTCCTCATCTATATGAGATCGTCAAAAAGAATATAGCTACAGGTCTTTACACTCCGGAACTTCTTGAATGGTATTCAGAAGATGACTGGAACAAAATGAATGATATCATTGATCATGCCAAAGACGAAACATATGCATATGCAGCAGTAGAACAACTAGTTGAAAAATATCTAGTCCGAAATCGTGCTACTAAAGAGATTTACGAAACACCCCAAGTAAGATACATGGTCGCTGCTGCGACTGTATTCCACAGAGAAGAACCCAACAATGCAAGAATGAAGTACATCAAGGACTACTATCATGCTGCATCCGACGGACTATTCACATTAGCGACACCTGTTCTTGCTGGATTGGGCACACCAACTAAGCAGTTTTCAAGTTGTGTTCTTATTCGCAGTGACGATGACCTTGATAGCATCTTTGCGTCAGGTGAGATGATGGCCAAATATGCTAGTAAACGTGCTGGTATTGGCTTAGAAATCGGCAGGCTTCGTCCCCTCGGTTCGCCTATTCGAGGTGGTGAAATCATGCACACAGGAATGATTCCATTCCTAAAGAAGTGGTTCGGTGATCTGCGTAGCTGTTGCGTGACACCAGATACTTGGGTAGAAGTTCTAGACGAGGATGACAACGATGATTGATAAGAAATTTGTTGAGGATCACTTGTTGGCAAAAAATGGAGCATTAAATGCTAGAGCCCTTGAAAAATACAGCATACCAAAAGAAGTCGCATATCAGGCATATCACGGGCTATTTGGACCTAAGTTATGCAAAGAATGTGATTCTCCGTCAACTTTTTTATCATTCAGGAAAGGTTATACGGTTTTTTGTTCTAAAAAATGCGCGTCTGTCTGCCAAGATACAAGAGAGAAAAAGTACAACACATTAGAGCATAATTTTGGAGATACTGGATATAGAAACGAACGTATCAAAAACAAGAAAAAAGCAACAAATATTGAACGCTACGGAGTAGAATATCGCCGACAAGATCCACTATATGTTGCTCAATTGAAGCAAGACTATTTGTTGAAATATGGGACAACGAGTCCTGGCACAACTGACGAAGCAAATAAAAAACGCAGTGAGACCAATTTAGAGAAATACGGATATGTGAATCCAGTAACAAACCAAACTATCCGTAACAAAATTACAGAAACCAACATTAAACGTTACGGAGTACCAACTGCATTGATGCTATCGTTTTCTAGAGACATTGCACTCGCTAACCGAAAAGATCCGGATATTTATGATAAACTTGATGACCCAGTTTGGTTACATGAAAATAAAAGCGTCCCGTCAACCACACTATCAGAAACCTTAGGAGTAGCATGGTCAACTGTTCTCAACTATTACAAAAAACATAACATAGCCCGCCCGAATATTATAGTATCTAGCCTTGAGTTAAAATTACTGCAATTCCTAAAGGAGAACGATGTCGAATGTATTCAAAGCGATAGAACTATTCTATCGGGAAAAGAGATAGACCTATATCTACCCGATTATAAAATCGGCATAGAAATAGACGGACTGTTTTGGCACAGCGAAACATACATAAAAGACCGATTTTATCATATCAACAAAAACAAACAGGCAGCAATCAAAGATGTTCAACTTATGCACATCACGGACTATGAATTATCTGAAAAATTTGAAATAGTAAAACATCGAATACTTGCCAAACTCGGAAAACAAGATAAAATCTTTGCAAGAAAATGCAAGATCGTTTCGGTTAGTTCCCCTGTTTATACTGAATTTATGAACAAATGGCACATCCAAGGAGCGGCTTCGGCATCTGTACGACTCGCTTTAGAATACCAAAATGAGATTGTAGCAGTGATGTCTTTTTCTAAGGCTAGATACAACACTAATTATGAATATGAAATGATACGCTACGCATCGAAAAGTACAGTTGTCGGTGGAGCATCTAAGCTATTTTCATATTTTATTACTACCCATACTCCTAACTCGATAATTAGTTATGCAGACTTGAGGTGGAACACCGGTCAAGTTTATACCAAAATTGGAATGACACTAAGTCACACCAGTGATCCAAACTATTGGTACATCGTAAATGGTCGGTTAGAACATAGGACAAAATATCAAAAACACAAACTGCAATCAATACTACTTACATATGATAGTACCTTAAGTGAATGGGAAAACATGAAAAATCACGGATATACAAGGTTTTGGGATTGCGGTAGTAACGTATATGTATGGAAGACGGTGAAGAACGATGAAAACTAAAAAAATACAAATTAAAGACTTGACGATCGGAATGAAAATCAAAACCAAAAACGAACATGGCGAGGTTGTGTTCAAGACTGTTACCGACAAATGGAATACGCGTGTCGGAAGACAAGACCAAACTCGTTTAGAATTTAAAAACGGAACAGTTCTGAATTGTTCAGTGAACCATCCTATTATATGTTCGGATGAATCCGAAAACTTTTATCAAAAGAAACCGAACGAACTTACCCACAACGACGATGTGTTAACTGACTTTGAAGTCACACGTCTAATGGATGCAAACTTCGAACAAAATAACGATGAAACCTACATTGATATTACGGTAGAAGATACACATACCTTTTTTGCGTCAGCTAGCAATGAAGGACCAATGGTGTTGACCCATAACAGTCAGGGTGGAATTAGGAATGCCAGTGCTACCATTTTCTATCCCATATGGCACTATCAATTTGATGACCTAATCGTATTAAAGAATAATCAAGGTACAGAAGAGACTCGTGTCCGTCATATGGACTATGGTGTTGTATTATCTGCATTCTTCTGGCGACGTTTTAAGAATAAGCAAAACATTACCTTCTTTGATCCTAACGAAGTTCCTGATCTGTATGAAGCCTTTTATCAGAACACAACAAGATTCGAAGAACTCTATGTAAAATACGAGAAGCGCAAAGACCTTCGCAAGAAGACGATGAGTGCAGAAGAAGTATTCAAGGGCGGTATCCTCAAAGAACGCACTGACACCGGTCGTATCTATCTTGTCTTCATTGATAACGTCATGAATCAAGGTCCTTTTGATCCTGAGTATCATACGATCTATCAGTCTAATCTTTGCGTTGAGATACTGTTGCCTACGAAACCGTTCAAAAGACTAGATGACCCGGCCGGCCGAATAAGTTTGTGTACCCTCGGGAGCATGAATTGGGGAGCATTTAAGAATCCAGAAGAAATGCGTAAAGCATGTCGTCTGCTATTACGTAGTTTGAATAATATCCTAGACTATCAAGATTTCTTGTCAATTCAGAGCAAGCTATCAAACGATGAGATTAGACCAATTGGTATCGGCGTTACCAATCTCGCATACTGGCATGCCAAACGCGGTATGAAGTATGGTGAAGCAGATGCTCTACAGGAAGTTAAACGTTGGGCAGAGCGACAGACCTATTATTTGATGGAAGCTAATATTGAACTCGCCAAAGAACGTGGCAAATGTTTAGATAGCGACAAGACTCGATATGGTCAGGGAATTTTCCCTTGGGAACTCAGGGCAAAAGGCTCTAATGAATTAGCTAATTTTAACCCTGAACTTGACTGGGAATCACTCAGACAAGAGATGAAACTTCATGGGGTTCGTAATGCTACCATAGGGGCAATTGCTCCTGTTGAATCATCATCGGTTGTCATCAACTCTACGAATGGTATCGCATTGCCCATGAACTTGATTACTATCAAGGAATCTAAAGCCGGCGCCTTCGTTCAAGTCGTTCCCGAGTATCATAACGCAAAGGTACGTAAGAACTATCAGTTAATGTGGGAGCAAACTGACTGCATCGGCTATCTAAAGACCTCTGCGGTACTGGCAGCATTTATGGATCAATCAATCTCTACTGACACGTTCTACAATCCAGCACACTTCCCTGATCGTAAGGTACCTACTACCCTGATCGCAAAGAACTTGATGCTTGCACACTACTATGGTTTAAAGACACTTTATTACTCACTGATTAATAAGCAGGGTTCTAAAGAAGAAGCCGACGACATGCCTGTCATGTTAGATCCTATCGACTTTGATGACGAATCTGAGTGTGGCTCGTGTAAGTTATGACCACTAACAGAACTGACTTTAATGAGACTTGGTTGGCAGAAATGCCACGGGGATTAGGTACTTTTCCTATGTATGCTACTGTTAAGTATAGTATAAGAGATAGAATCAAATCTGGATCTCCTGTAATTGATTTGGGAAATAGCCTTAAAAAGATTCAAGGACAGCAAGTGGTGTATTATTGGTATGAAAAAGACGGAAATATTCTGTTAGGCGCTGTGTTAGATATCAGACCTCAAGGATTGGTAGTATCGGCTTTAGGTAAACTGCCTGATTTTATCGGACCACCTTACGCTTCGGATTTATACGATGCAATACTCAACGATAGCAACCGATCTATTAAACTAATAAGTGATATTGACCTCAGCGAGGACGCGTTTAAACTCTGGTCTAGGTTAGTTGATATGGGACATTCTGTTTCAGTATTTGACAGAACTAATCCAGGGCAATCGTTTACTACTATAAAAAACGCAGATGATCTTAAAACATACTTTGCCCACGATGATACTGATTTCCGCAAATATCAATATGTTCTATCGGAATCTACTGAAATGTTAGCAGAAGTTAGAAGTTATTTTAACACCAGACGAATGAGAGAACTAGCGGGAATAGGATTGGAAGATTAAAATGCCAACTCAACACGACTTAAACACTAAAACTGACTATCTGTTTATTGATCCTAGAATAAGCAACGTAATAGGAAAAGAAGCCGAAAGGCAAGCTTCTACTATCGAACTCATCGCTAGTGAAAACTTTACTAGCAACGAAGTCATGCAACTGTGCGGAAGTATTCTTACTAACAAATATGCTGAAGGACTTCCTGGTAAACGGTATTATAACGGATGCGAACACGTAGACGAAATTGAAAACATCGCTATTGAATATGCCACTAGATTATTTGGGTGTAAATTTGCTAACGTTCAACCTCACAGCGGTGCAAACGCAAACCTCGCAGTATTCAAAGCATTTTTGACGCCGAATGATGTTATCGTTGGTATGGATTTGTCTAGCGGTGGACATCTAAGTCATGGTGCTAATGTGAATGTCAGCGGCAAATGGTTCGGAGCATATAGCTATGGAGTCGATGACAACGGCTTGATTGATTATGATAGTGTTGCTGCTATCGTACAGCAAGTAAAACCTAAGATGCTTATTGCTGGCGCCAGTGCATACAGTAAACAACTTGATTGGCAACGTTTCCGTGAAATTGCTGACACTGTTGATGCTATTTTGCTCGCTGATATCAGCCACTATGCAGGACTTATCGCAGGTGACGAGTATCCAAATCCTTTCCCATACGCACATGTAGTAACTACCACCACCCATAAGACTCTAAGAGGTCCCCGTGGTGGAATGATACTTTGGAATGACGAAGTATTCTCCAAGAAGATCAATAGTGCAGTGTTTCCGGGTACGCAAGGCGGCCCGTTAATGCATATCATTGCTGCTAAAGCTCAATGTTTCTACGAGGCACTACAGCCTGAGTTTAAGATATATGCAAAGCGCATTAAGATCAACTCACACGCGATGGCAAGAACCTTCTTAGACGCCGGCGTCGAAGTCGTTAGTGGTGGCACTCACTGTCACATGATGACACTCAACTTGAACAAAGAAAAATACAGCGGCAGAGAGTTTGCTGACTTGCTAGAAAAAAATGGAATTACTGTCAACAAGAACGGCGTGCCCAACGACACTAGGGGTTTCGTTGAAACTAGCGGAGTACGTATTGGAGTTGCGGCAGAGACGACTAGAGGGCACGACGAACGCTGGTTTAAAGATTTAGCTAAAACTATCATCAACCTATTGAGAGATTAACAATGTTAGAAACAATCTGTGACATCCTAGTGGATGCATATAAACGCAACTGGATCACTAGTCGAGATGGCAACATCTCGATTAGACATCATGATCGCGACCACTTTTATATTACACCTAGTGGGGTTCGCAAACAAACATTACAGCCAGACCAGTTCAAGAAGTTGCAAATTAATGGCAACATCTGGGAAGACATATCCTATACTGCCATCAGTAAGAACTTAATGCCGAGCGGCGAAGTACCTTTGCATTTTGGATTACAAAAGCAACTGGGTCAGCACAAAAATGATATTCGCGTGGTTGTTCACCTTCATCCTACTTACTGTGTTGCAGCAATGCATGCCGGAATAGAACTTAGTGAACTAGTCAAACATTTTCCTGAACTAAGTAGATATACTACAGTTGGTAAAAATGTAGGGGAAGTTCCTCCCATTAGTCAATGCCTTGCCGATGAATGCTTTAAGTCCTTTAATCTTGACACCGATGGTAATATTGACTATGATATAATTGGAATCAAGGGTCATGGCGTTGTCTCGGTTGCCAATACACCATGGAGAGCTTACGAACACATAGAGAGGTTGGAGCATATTTCCAAAATCATACTAGCATCAGGAAATTATTAATGTCTAAAGATCAATACAACATCAGTGAAGTCCCTAATTATCTAAAACGAAAGATGTTTTTGGATGGCGTAGTGACTGTTCAGCGATTTGAAGAATACCGCCAGCCTAAACTTGCCAAATTTGAAGAAACGCAACGTGGATTCTTTTGGATTTCTGAAGAAATCAACTTATCTAAGGATGCGAACGACTTCAAGGAAGCAAGTGATACGGTACGTCATATTTTCACTAGTAACTTGCTAAGGCAAACCGCACTTGATAGCATTCAGGGCCGCGCCCCTGTTCAAATCTTTTCACCCGTTGCGTCAATCCCAGAGTTAGAGTCACTGGTATTGATATGGTCGTCGTTTGAAACTAACATTCACTCGCGCGCCTATTCACATATTATCCGCAACATCTACAATGTGCCAAAAGAAGTATTCAATACGATTCACGATACTAAAGAGATCATTGATATGGCTGCAAGTGTCGGCAACTACTACGAGAGATTGCATATTCTTAATTGTAAGAAAGAACTTGGTATTGAAGTACCAGAGCAAGAACATATCAATGCAATTTGGTTAGCACTTCATGCGTCATACGCGCTTGAAGCTTTCCGCTTTATGGTTTCGTTTGCTACGTCACTTGCAATGGTAGAGAACAAGATTTTTATGGGTAACGGCGCAATTATTTCATTAATACTAAATGATGAGTTGCTTCACAAAGAGTGGACGGCATGGATGATCAATCAGGTTGTCAAAGAAGATAGTCGTTTTGTTATTGCTAAGACAGAATGTGAACAAGAAGTCCGCAAGATTTATGAAGATGTCATCCGTGAAGAAAAAGAATGGGCTATATATCTTTTCAAGAAGGGACCGGTAATCGGCCTCAACGAGCGTATCATGATTGACTTCGTAGACTTCAACGCGGTAGATGCACTTAAGCAGATTGGAATCAAGTACTGGAACCCATCTTCAAAGATGACTCCTATTCCATGGTTTAATAAGCACATGGACACTTCTAAAAAGCAGTCGGCCCTGCAAGAAGCAGAATCGGTTAGTTATGTTATTGGAGCTATGACGGCCGAGTTAGACTACGATCAACTGCCAAATTTGTGACAGTAGTTATTAAAATGTCACCGTTAATGTTACGATAAGTATTGATGTATAAGGAGAAAAAATGAACGCAATTATCTGGTCACGCGCAGACTGTCCTTACTGTGTACAGGCTAAAACACTTTTAACACAGAGGGGTATCGCTTTTGAAGAACGCAAGATTGGTGAAGGATATACTAGAGAAGATTTACTAGAAGCAGCACCAAACGCTCGAACCGTACCGCAGATTTTCCTTAATGGTGAACTGATCGGCGGATTCACAGAACTTAGAGCTAAATTTTTAGCAGAAGCAGCATAAAGGAAATATATTATGAATATTACAGTCGGAGATGTGTGGACATTCAAGATGAATAGCGGTGAAGAAGTTATCGCTAAAGTAAGTAAAGTAGAAGACACTGAGGTCCTTTTACATCAACCGGTTTCAGTCGCTCCTGGACCTCAAGGACTAGGATTAGTTCCCAGTCTGTTTACTGCAGGAGTAAAGGCCGAAGTAAGACTAAACACTAGCAATATCGCTTTTTATGCGTTGACGGACGACAGTATCAAGGCAAAGTATGTTGAAGCAACAACCGGATTAGTAGTACCCGATAAGAAGCTTATACTTGGCTAGGTGATAGAGTAAAGCATATGGCAGAAACAGGAAAACAGAGCCCATTAGGAATGAACGTATTCGGTCAGTTCCTAAGTAATATTGGACTAAACGTTAATCCGGTCGCTGCATCGTATATGGGCATGAGTAAAACTAATACTGCTTATACACCCGGATCTTTGATCAATCATACAGTACTGCGTTGTTTGACATATGCGATCAACAATGCCTATACGAGAGGGGAACCGGGAAATCCTGTAAAAACAGCAACGTTAGCAAATTGCATCATTAGTGGAGCAGGATCAGCGAGCGGAGATATACTTCAAGTTGGGTCTGTGACTTCGGGCAAGGAAGGTAAGATCGAGTTAGGAATGGCGCTCAGTGGTGTCGGAGTTACACCCGGCACTACTATTATCGGCAACCTGAGTAATAGTGACGGCACAACTAGTGGAAGTAGATGGCTATTAAGTACTAGTTCGACAGTCAGCACTCCTACTTCAATGGTCGCGACTTTTACTCCCAGTAATACTACAATAACAAATGATACGTATGATCAATTGATCTCTATCGGTAGTGGCACGCTTCCCGTACTAGGAAATGCTAAACCACCTACCTATATCGCGGAAGATCCTGCAGGCATCTGGACAACCGCAGCAGTACAGTATGGAATTCAAAACGGATATCCGTCGACATTGCCGGGACCAGCTACGTCCGGATATGGAATAGAAGGAATAACACTTCAAGGGCAGTCAGCTACTTGGCTTCCGTATAACACTACCAATCCAAACATATCAGTAACACAATGGGGGTATCTAAGACTTCACGCGTTACAAGCGTGGAACGAGTTTAATTGGAACAGTGATGAGCCTGCATCGGCTAATCCAAATTATTCAGAGTTCACAAATTCGTTCTCTCAAATATCAGGGTGGATCACGCAAGAAAATCAAACAATTTCTGTTGCTAGTAACTCTAACCAGTTTCTTGACGGCGTGTACAGCAATATGAATGATTTAATGACAGCAGACATTGCCGGTGTCAACCTCTCATCATTCGAGTTTGGCACTGACCTGATCAACTTAGGTAAAGTCATCGACTTGCAAGATATCGAATCGTTTGGGTTGCCTTCTAACTTGTTGAAGGCAATCACTACGGCTGGTGGACTAACTAAAGATTTGAGCTTAGCTTTATTAGCTGCGGAACTAGACATTAATGAGATACAAGATATCTCTGATGGCACTATAATTACTCCTACCAAACTTCAAGAGCAAAAGATTTACGGTGCATTCTTGATCATAACTGGGCAAAATTTAGTTGATGTATTGGCGCCGCTGCAATGCAAGACTCTTGGGTTGACTGCGCTATCAGACTTGTTAGATGTCAAGATGATGTTTCCGATTAGTTATTCTGCGATGACTGTTCCTATATACAATGCTGATGTAGTCCCGACAAATAGCAAGACCTACTATCTATTGTACGACGGCGGCGCGATCAACATGGCATTGGATACCCCTGTAATGAGAACATATGTTGGAATTCAAATTCCAACTAGTGTTCCTTCTACATACGAGAGAGCATTAAATTCAACTAACTACAATGATGTTCCGATTGGATTCGGCGCATATCTCAGGGATATTATACCTCTCGATCAGGCGATAGCAGCTGGCGCTTGGTCTTTTGCGATGCGTCAGGTGCGCAACATCAAATTTACTGATATTAATCGATTGGGCAAGGCGATCCAAGGATTAGAAAACAACGCTAATCTTCCGTTGACTGCAGGCACTAGCAAACCAACTGCACAAATATCAATCGACGCCGCAAATTCAATTACTGCGTTAGGCAGCGGCCCCGATGGTACATATACAATGTCTGATGCATTCGGATGTCTGACAGGCTTGCCTTATCCATGGGAATTACTGCAAAATAGAATACAAAATGTAAGCACCAATAAACTACATAATATTTACCGAGAAAACTATCTAGCTACCGCATGGAGTGAAGCTCAAGTTACGGTAGACTGTGCGACTAGGACCGTTGGTCCTACTACATATTATACTATAATCGGAATCACCGTGACTGATCCTGGCGGCGGATATGGACGAGGAAATGCCTCAGTCCCTTCTATTACTATTTCAGGAGGTTCGGGTGCTACTGCAATCGTCTCGATAGGGACAGATGATATGGACATGACAACTTTTGGTAAAGTAACCACAGTAAGAATAAGTTCTTCTGGTATTGAAACTACGTCATTGCCGACTGCTACGATTGAAGCTCCTCCGATTGGGGCATTACCCGTTACCGCGACAGGAGAAATTGCCACCGGCGGTATAAATACCATATCAGGTACAGTAGCATGGCCCGGCCCGATGAATAGTGTTGTTCAAGGCTACATCTCACAAGCAAATGCTGAGATTTTTTCGATTTATCAAAATAATATAGAGCAAAGTGTGTACTTGAATGCATATTGGGATATATGCGGTGCTCAACTAAAACGTGAACAACGTACTCGCTATAAGGCATTAACACCGGTAACGGTCCCAAAGAATTATTTCTCAACATCCTACCCAAACCAATTGTCTAACTTTGTAGACACGCTTCCAGCAGCAGCACAAGACACTAGACCACACATGACTGTGCAAACATTGGAGGCACTTGCTGACTTGAACACTGTCGGTGGACAAAGTTTAGTTGCAATGATGCGAGAATCTAGAAATCAAGCTAGACTCGCACTAGCAGGACTTGACCTAGATAATTCTATTCCGGACACTCCAACTTCAGATAATCAGAAAGCAGTTACTACGAACGGAACAATCGGAGGTGCAGTTGATGGCATCACCAATCTAACTACAGGGACAGACTATACGATACCATCATGGCCCGGTAATATTGACGACGATGGAAATATATTAACTCCTTCTCCGATCGGAACATATAACCCTGATTTACCGAAATATCAATCCACTGCAGGCACTGCACCTGGTGACATTACTGGACCATTGCTAGGTACCGACCCCAATCCTTCTTCTGGTCCACGCGTTCCAATAGGCCCCAGTACTGAAATATTGTCACCAATAACATTAGTTCCGTTTATTAAACCTGCACCCGAATACGATCCTGTTAATCTTCCACCAAATCTTGATCCTAGATTTATAACGAGTACGATACTACCTGCAACATTATCAATTCCCGAAGCGATTGATCATGTAATCAACTGCAACTGCGATTGCTGGATAAACTAAATTTTTGACACTTTTGTTTTCTGCATAACTATTGATAGAGGATTTATCTACAGTGACATATCTATTTACCAGTGAAAGCGTTTCCGAAGGCCACCCAGATAAAGTTGCTGATGCCATTAGTGACGGCATCCTAGATATGATAATGGCAAATAGAGATACTTCACTGAGATGTGCGTGTGAGACATTGGTTACTACTGATCAGGTAGTTGTCGCGGGTGAGTTTAAGGGCGAAATCGATGGACTTGATTTAGAATATATGGTTAGGCGTGTCGTAAAGAACATTGGATATGAACAAGAAGGGTTTCATTGGAAAACCCTCAATGTCACTAATTTTATGCACGAGCAAAGTTCGGACATTGCTTTAGGCACTGACAATTTTGGCGCTGGCGATCAAGGTTTGATGTTCGGATATGCATGTAAAGAAACTGAAAATTTTATGCCGGCTCCTATCTATTATTCACATAGGATTGTGGAAGCATTGTCCCAGGTTCGCCGCTCTAATGAAGGCATGTGGTTAGGCCCCGATGCTAAAAGTCAGGTAACGGTAGAATACAATGATGACAGCACAGTAAGTCGCATCGCGAAAATTGTATGCTCATCGCAACATCATGCCGATATCAATATTGCATTAGTTAGAGCTAGCATCGAAACGATTATCCGTGCGGTGATTCCTGCTAATCTAATTGACAATAATACTGAATTTTTGATCAATCCAACCGGACGCTTTGTGATCGGCGGTCCCGTTGGAGATACCGGATTAACTGGTCGCAAGATTATCGTTGATACATATGGTGGATCATCTCCCCATGGCGGCGGTGCATTCTCTGGCAAAGACCCTACCAAAGTAGATAGGTCAGCAGCATACATGGCTCGATATCTCGCAAAAAATATAGTGGCTTCTGGCAAAGCAGACTGGGCTACGGTACAACTCAGTTATGCAATTGGAATGGTAAATCCTACTAGTGTATATGTCGAGAGTGATAGAGACAGCAGAGACTTGACTGAATGGATCATCAAGAATATCGACCTAACTCCAAAAGGCATAATTGACCGATTCGACCTGTTTTCTCCGATCTATAGCAGTACTACTAACTATGGTCATTTCGGAAAAAGCTATTTACCTTGGGAAAAAATCGACCTTTTCTAACTTTTTCGGTTGACTTCATATTCGTCTCTCGCTATTATGAATCATAGACACCCAAACGGAGACACGACATGGGTTATCAAGTTTTGAACATTTCTCAAGATTTCCGTTCTAAGTATCAGGCCCGCAAGGGCCTTGAAGGTCCCTTTTTCTACCCAAACGGTCGAGTGAGTTACTACGATCCAAAAGAAGGTGCCTACTATGATCCAACAACTGACTTTTACTTGTCGCACGAAGAACAGACTGAACTTCAAAATATGATTTTTGACAAACTTAGGGCTTGACATTCCTAAAGAGATAATCTATATTGAATTATAGATCGAAATAAGGAATGTGGCATGAACTACGATTTCCCGCATATCACTAACATATCTGATGTTTTGCCGGCGATTGAAGGTCGCCCCGAATTTACAGTAGCCCAGAAGGAAGGCTACACGGTCATCAACTACAATGTGATGTTTGGGGATACGTTTGACTGTAACATTCGCCGTGAATGTCGTGGTATCATCTTTGATGTGGAGACCGGTGACATCATTCGTCGTCCTCTTTTCAAGTTTTTTAATATCAACGAGAGAGACGAGACGCAGTTGCATAATTTAGACTTCTCCAAAGAACATTGGGTCGATACCAAACTCGACGGATCAATGATTGCTGCGTTTATGCATGAAGGCGAAGTCGTGTATGGTACAAAAATGGTCGCTCCAGACTTCCACGAGCTTGTCAAGAAGTTTGTAGATGCATCTGATGTGGATTACGAAGGCTTCTGTAGTAAAGTAATTGCAGATGGTTATACGCCAATCTTTGAGTTTATGCATCCGCAGAAGAGGATTGTTATCGACTATGGCAAAGAGCCGGCACTTACCCTGCTAGCTGTTCGTCATATGGTAACCGGGCAATTTCAACAACTATAAAATACTTTAAGAGGGTCTCTACAGTAACGTAGGTCACCTCTTTTAACATGGGGAACATAGTATGATCCAAAATCTTATTCGTGAATATAATATTCCTGTAGTTGAACAGCACGGCTCTGTAGAGGATCCTAAAGCTTTTATGGATTACGTCCATGATTTGAAAAATGCAGAAGGCTTTGTTATTCGTTGGGCTAATGGTCATCGTGTAAAGATCAAGGCTCATGAGTACCTTCAGATTCATAAGGCTAAGGAGGCTATCCTGCAGGATCGCAACATTGTCGAACTGATTCTTGAGGAACATCTTGATGATGTCAAGGCGCATCTTATCGATGAAGATCGTGTTCGCATCACTAAGTTCGAATCTGACTTCAATAACGCAGTCTATCGGGTAGTTAATAAGATTCAAGCTGAACACCTTACACTGAAAGTTACTGGTATGGATCGAAAAGCTTTTGCTCTTAATGAAGCACAGAAGCATGACGCATTCGTCCGCCCGATCCTTTTCAGAATCTTCGATGAGTATACTCTGCCGAATATCCTTCCTCTAGTGCATAATATGATTCGTAACAACCTGACCAAGACCGCACGGTATGAAGAAATTCGTGATGCGTGGTTCCCTGACGTAAAATACAACAACTAATTAACCTCAAAGGAAAAGAGAATGAGCGAGAATATTTTTATCCCTACTGTAAATCAAGGTCATGTTCGCTTCATCGAAGGAAAACTCAATAGTTTGAAGATCAACAAGCCTGAAGGTTACATCGGGGAAATCAAGTATATGGAACATGCGCTGAATGATGTGATCAATCGAATGGAACTAGGTGAACTAGCCAATCTTCGTAGTTATCAGAACACGGCGATGACACCTAAAGAGATCGAAGAAGAACGGATTCGTGTTAGCAAGGCGATGGCAGAAAATCGCGATAAGCCTAGTATCTAGTTACGATTTCGGTTGACTTCATATTCGTCTCTCGCTATTATGAATCATAAACAAACAAACGGCAGCAAAATGATTGACCATCAAGCTGAGATGTGGGCGGTTCTCTGTGAACCGCCCGAGCAGTTCAACGACCTGATGCGCCATTTCGATACGGTAGAATTCAAGAAAAAGTTCAACAGTACTTCATTTACTTGGAATACTATCGATATAGATATAGTGATGCGCAAGTTTCGTATCGCGTGTATCGAATATGCCATGGCTATGGCGAAAATCAAGATTGTGTCGACTCCAATTCCTGATTACTGGCAAACGGTAGAAGATGCCTGTCGACAGGTCATCGATGCCTTGAATGGTAATGGTGATTTGGTTACTGCTCGTGCTGCTGCTGCTGCTGCGGCTGATGCTGCTGCTCGTGCTGCTCCTGCTGCTCCTGCTGCTGCTAGTGCTGCTGATACTGCTTATTATGCTGCTCGCGATGCATCACTTGCTTTGGTACCCGCACACGAGCGCCATTCATTCACGACGTTCCGCAACCCTTATCCTACCACTGCTCATGCTGCTACTAACGCTAACACTTCTGCCGACGCGGACCTGTTTGAAATCTTTATCAACATTATTTTGTCCGAATACGAAAATAAAAGGTTGACATCAGATGCCCCTTTTGCTACATTGAATTATAGAAACGATTCAAAAGGAATGAACATGTCTCGTGTCCTCGTTAAGTCCGGTGAATATCGTAACTATCCCGTAATCGATGCGTGGTTCGATCTCGTTAAGGGATTTCAAACCGGTGCAAAGGGTGGATACATTACTGTGAAGAACGGTGGATTTTTTCCCGTGGCTATCGAAGACATCAAGATCAAGGTTAACGGTCCTGACGAGTTTGAGATCGACGGAGAACCGATCACTGCCGAAGTCAAGGCAGAGGAAACTGACGAAGAAGCAATGAACCGTATTGCTACTCGGTTCGAGATCCTCGACGAGATGTCTTCGGCCTGCATTAGCGGCGATATTCGCGCGATGATCGTCTCGGGACCTCCGGGTGTTGGTAAGAGTTTCGGGGTAGAGCAGCAGCTTGAAAAGGCTTCGATGTTTGACAAGATTGCAGGCAATCGTATTCGGTATGAAGTTGTCAAGGGTGCGATGACTGCTCTTGGTCTGTATACCCAGCTTTACAAGTATAGTGACAAAAAGAACATCTTGGTTTTCGACGACTGTGATAGCGTGTTCATGGATGATCTTGCGTTGAACATTCTGAAGGCGGCTCTTGACAGCGGAAAGCGTCGTAAGATTTGTTGGAATTCGGATTCTCGCTTGCTGCGTGAAGAAGGCATTCCCAATAGCTTCAACTTTAATGGCTCGTGTATCTTTATCACGAACCTTAAGTTCGACCATATCAAGTCTAAGCGTCTGCAAGATCACCTTGAAGCCCTTCAGTCTCGTTGCCACTTCCTCGATCTGACGATTGATACTGCTCGTGACATGATGCTTAGGATCCGTCAGGTTGATCGCGATGCAGAAGGCGGACTGTTCAGTGACTACAACTTCCAAAACAATGAGGGTGCACAGGTCCTTACGTATATGGAAGCAAACAAGAATAAGCTGCGTGAATTGTCTATCCGTATGGCACTCAAGATCGCTGACCTCGTCAAGGTTTCGCCGAAGAACTGGGCCAATCTTGCTCAAAGTACTTGTATGAAGCGGGGGTAATATCCTAGATATCAGTTAACTTAGAGGGCTTCGGCCCTCTTTTTTTTTACCGATATAGTTGATTTTATCGTGCGGTGGCGATATAATAATAAAATGAATTGCAAAGAACATTTACTTTATTTCTTCCTGCAGGGAAAAATCTCATTAAGTCAGTATGACTACAAGTTCATGGCCAACCTGCAAACAATTATTAGTGACACTCACCGTATCACTTCTAATCAGGCAATGTTGTTTGATACTCTTATTAGTAAGTACAAGAAGCAACTTACTAAAAATGGATTAGTCAAAGAAGAACTTAAAAAACTTCCATGGAATACCTCTCTCGTAGAGAGTACAGTAGAATACATCGGAGCGTTCGTGTCTACCATAGACGGTGAACTTCAAATCAGAGTCCCCTTTAATAAAGCGTTTATTGCTAAGTTCAGAGAGATTTCAGACAATTCTTTTGAATGGAGCAAAGATTCCAAAGTTTACAGGGCCCCCTTCTCTACTACGGCATTCAAAATCGCACATCATGTTCTTCCTAAATATTTCAGTAACGTCAGCTATAGCAACGATCTTTCGGCTATACTAGACAAGTTATCTTACTATGATAGCGCGACCATATGGGAACCTACATTGTTCGATCACAACGGATATCTTTTCATCGCCGCATCCAATCATGTAATTCACGAATTGTTACAGGATGTCGAACTTAAATTGGATATGAAAACATTATATCTGCTATCGAAACATGGAATTAAAGTAGATTCAAAGATCATAACCAATCGTCCTGAACTTAAGTTTGCCTCAGAATTTATTACTGAAGTAGACATCAATGACATCGCACTCGCAGTCCAATGGCTAGTAAACATTGGTTGTGCTGATGTGACCTTAGGTCAGGGTATGTCATACGGCAGCGGTCGAACGATTAGAAATCAGATTCTCGGTAAACTAAATGAACACAGTATTTCGAGTGTTATTTTAGATGATTATTCGGGCGATAATCTTGTCCAAATACAAAACGTTACTCATATCTTTGGGCTCGCACCAAAGATAACTAAGTGCATTATTTTAAAAAATTCTAATCCGATAGAAATCACATGAAACTAGCAAAAATCATAATCAACGACGAAGTTAACGTAAAGATCCAAGGGTTAGACCTCGATGTCCGAAAGTTTTTACATAAAAAGTTTGAATTCGAGAAACCTGGTGCGCGATATCTTCCTGCAGTCCGATTAGGTCGATGGAACGGCAAGATCAGTTATTTCTCACTTGCCGGTAGTACATATATGAATCTGCTCGATCAAATTATCCCGATATTGATCGACTATGATTATCAAATTGAACTAGATGATCGTAGACCTCTACGTCCAGAATTCATGTTTGAGAAGGTAACAGAAGAGACTTTCTCGGGTATCGCGTGGCCTGAAGGTCATGAACGTGCAGGTCAACCCGTAATATTGCGCGATTACCAGATTGAGATCGTAAACAATTTCTTAGAGAACACTCAATCGCTTCAAGAGGCCGCGACTGGGGCGGGCAAGACTCTTGTGACTGCTGCTCTATCTAAGTCTGTAGAGCATCTAGGCCGTTCTCTTATAATCGTCCCTAACAAGAGCCTAGTAGTACAGACAGAAGCAGATTATGTCAATCTAGGACTTGACGTGGGAGTGTATTTCGGTGATCGCAAGGATTATGGTAAGACACATACTATTTGCACTTGGCAGTCGCTAAATAACCTATTCAAAAACACAGCAGATATAGAAGAAGGATCCGATGAATTTTTCTTTGAAGATATTGTCTGTGTTATGGTTGACGAAGTGCACCAAGCTAAAGCTGAGGTACTTAAGACAATGCTAACTGGTGTATTCAGTAATATCCCCATTCGCTGGGGTCTAACAGGTACGATTCCCAAAGAACCGATGGATCAGATGTCTATCCTAGTTTCGTTGGGTCCAGTCACTAGTAAGTTAGCAGCAAGTGAATTACAAGACAGGGGTGTCCTTGCTAGATGTCACGTGAACATCGTTCAACTTAAGGATAAAGTAGAATTCACAAACTATCAATCTGAATTGAAATATCTATTGGAAGATTCCAATCGACTAGACAAGATAGCAGAATTGATTCAAAAGGTAAACGAGACAGGAAATACATTAGTTCTAGTTGATCGAGTCAATGCGGGAAAAGAGCTTGCTAGTAGATTATCTAATTCAGTGGTTGTTAACGGCAGCACTAAGCTTACTGAAAGGAAAGAAGAATATGATGAAATTGCTACCAGTGATGATAAGATATTAATCTGCACTTACGGCGTAGCGGCAGTAGGTATTAATGTTCCTAGACTGTTCAATGTAGTACTGATCGAACCAGGCAAATCATTTGTCCGAGTTATTCAATCGATCGGTCGAGGACTTCGTAAGGCATCAGACAAAGATTTTGTGCAAATTTGGGACATCACCTCAACATGTAAGTTTGCAAAGAGGCACCTTACTCAAAGAAAAGCTTTCTACAAGGATGCACAGTACCCTACCTCTATAGAAAAGTTAGATTATTGATCTTTCTTTTAAATTGGACTATTAATGTGTTGACTTTTTACAACATATATATTATGATAATAATATGAAAAGATATATTGGAGAAAAACCCTGCGCATCCTAACATTAGAAAACCAATACTACAATCTAGAGACTCTTCCCGAAGAAGTAGACGACTTGAGATTTGCGATTCTAGATAACTCTGTGCCGGCAAATGTGGATTATCATTACATTCCATTGATCTTTCTAGAGTCATTCAATTCTCCTGCACTAGTACTGAAGATCGGAAATAGAACAATCAAGATGCCGATTGATTGGCAAGTTCTTATCGGTGAACAGGAACACGGAGACTTAGAAACACTTCCTCTTTCTAGTCTGAATGATAGGGGATTTCATGCGTTTGAATTCAACCCCTTATCATCATTTGCTCCTACGTTTCAACTGATCGAAATTCTTGACATATACCCAGATGTCACTTGGTATGCACCTAGGCTTAAGAACGGACAATTTTTGTGTGTTCCGTTAGATGATACTCCTAAACCTCGTTGCGTGTACTTCGTAAAAGAAATTAGTAGAAACTGCGAAGTCGTAGATTACGGGAATGCTTGGTGATCTATTCTAATAACGCACATGATAGTACTAACAGGAAATAATAATGGTTAATTTAGAAGTAGTAGCGAAGTTTCAACGGCAACACAAGCATTCGGACATCAACGGTGTTATTAGAACGATGTACCCAAATATAAAAATCACGTTGCGCAAGACATCTTACAAGAGGAGAGATAAGTGTGAAGTATAGAATCGAAATTACCGGTTGTGGCGGAGAAGCTTTAATCGGCAAAGTCAATCGTGAATTTTATAATCGGTTCATCGACGACTCACTAGACATAGCCGACTATGTTTGGAACGAAGACTTCTTCATTGAAAATAAAGATGTTGATATTCCAAAAGATATTCGTTCTTTTGAACCAGGTGAATGGGCTGAATACGCCTATGTCTCACATGAGTACGGAGTACCTGTAGATTCTCTTTACCTGACAGTGACACAAAGTGATGAAGTGATTCTCGATAATGTAGGGTCTTCAGTGTTGTCTAACATGGGGGCGACCTTTGAATCAACAGAAGAATTCTTCACGGATGAATTTCTTGATGATGGTGACACCTATATTGCTATACAGTTACAGGAGAAGGGATTGTTTCAAAGCTACGAGTTCGAGGCAGATAGTTTTAATCCTAATAGGTTGACATTTCAAATGAATAGTGTTGACGGCTGGGATTTAGTGACTAGAGTAAGCTATAACGATCAAGAGCTAGAAGAACTAGGCGAGTTGCCAACTATAGCCGGACCAATTGGTTTAAGCGAGGTTTGGCTTGGAAAAGTAGAAAAGGAAAATGAAAATGAAATGGTTTAGAAAACTATTTAATCAAAAAAATAAAGATCATATTTACGTACTGAATTCGACGGGTCAAAAACCTAACCTCTACATAGATTCTAAATCCTCGATTAGTTTTGTAATTTATCCAGCAAACGGGGGATATGTAGTAGAACATTCGTTGCGAAGACGACATACAGATTCTGCTGGCACTACATTGACATTGGTTAATCGGGAAGAAGATTTAGGAACTGCCATCGCTCATATCATTACACTAGAGTCATTAAAAGCATGAAGAAGCCACATCCATTTGCCGATATTCCAGTTGCAAGAATACAGTTAGAACCAGACACAATGGACAAAGTTCATTATTTTCACCGGCTACACCGTTCTCCTATAGGACAATCTATCGTTAGACAACAGTTTCTTATTACTGAGTTGACGATCCCGGACTACAAATTAGAAGAAGCTATTGATAAGGTTAGGGCTGATTGTGTTAATCATTGGTATAATAGTGCTATGGATGCGTCGATTTATGTGATATCATACAATAATAAACATCTAGTACTTCCTCATCCTCAAGCAATGTAATAATTAATGGCAAAAGAAAAACTATCAGCAGAACTTCAACTAGCAGACCAGACTGTTAACCTGTTTGATGTCCTTGCTGCCTTAGATCGCAAAGACTACGACTATTATAAAAATCTAAGCGAGGCTCAGAAAAAAGGTATTAGTTTTTATATGCTAGTGCAGTGGATGAGTGCCATCAAAGGCAATAAAGATGCCCAATCATATTATCTTCGAAGCACTGATTACCATGCCAATAAGTATCTGTTCAATGAAAATGTACAGAAGCATCCATACTTAGTATGGTTGATGTTGTGTGCTGCAAGCCCTGGAATAGGTAAGCAGTTTCATCAATGGATTCCTCAGATCAAAGATCGGGTGAGCAAGCTAAAAGAATCTCCTAAACTTAAAGAGATTAAGGAATATTTTAAAAAGATTTATCCAAACTTTGGAGAAAATGACATCGCCCTCATCAGTGAGGGCTACGTTGACTCTCATCGCAAGAGAAAATACTTAGCTGACTTATTCCCAGCATTGAAGTACGATGAGATTGAACTATTAGCTGATTTGGTAACGGATGATGATATTGAACAGTATGAAAAAGACTCCGGCAACTAAGAGTGAATTTAGTTGCGAGTTCTGCAATCGGGCTTTTCGGCGCGAAGAGACAATTTTTAGGCATCTGTGTGAAAGTAAGAGGCGCTGGCAGGATAAAGACTTGCCGGGCAACCGTATTGGTTTCCAATCTTGGGTCAGGTTTTATGCAAAGAACACTGCCACAAAGAAATCTAAGACATACCTTGACTTCACTAAGTCTGCATATTACCTAGCATTTGTTAGGTTTGGTCATTATTGTGTCAACATCAAGTGCCTAAATGTCAATAGATATGCTGATTGGTTATTAAAGAACGATATCAAGATTGACAATTGGACAAGTGACAATAGCTATACTAAGTTCATTATCGACCATCTTAAGACGGAAGACCCACTAGACGCAATTGCTCGTAGCATAGAAACTACGATTGAGCTTGCCAAAGACGAACGTATCCAAAGTAGGGACTATCTTCGTTATGGCAATCGTAATAAAATTTGCCATCAGATCACTACAGGAAGAATCAGTCCTTGGATGTTATACCATACCGAATCTGGTATCACAATGGTAGAAAGTCTAGACGAAACACAGCAGAAAATGATTTTGGAATACATCAACCCAGAACAATGGGCTATAAAGTTCAGGCGTAGTTCAGACATCGTTGTTCAGGTAAAGGAACTATTAGCAGAAGCAGGATATTAAGACTTGTTATGCTGTCTCGGTTTACACTAAATGAACCTGCATTTGATGATCTAGTAATTTGGATGTTGGAATCAGGATATGACTGGAAACAGATCGGCACAAGTAATGAATATGTTAATGACATCATACAACCAATTTGGGGTATACGGTTGCTACGCTGGTCCTTCCGAGAATTTGAAATCGTAGATGAACCCAAATATATAATATTTTTGTTGATGAAATAATGGACAAGTTTGAACCTGTAGCTCGAACGATACAAATTATATCGGTGCAGCGTATGATGCCCGACTATCCCAGCTATTGTGCCAATCCAATCATGTATTCTTTCTCTGAACTACTCGAAATGGTCACTTGGTGCCATATGACATTCGGGAACTCCGGATACAACCATACTACTAAACGTATTGTTTGGGAGTATTATCGTGAATCTGACATTAGTTTTTGGTTTAAAGAAGAAAAACATGCTATGCTTTTTAAATTGAGGTGGGCTTGATGCAAGATCAGCAGCTGGCAAACTACGACAGCAGTAAAGGTTGGGAAAATACTAATATGGGTTGGTATGAAACAGCAGTAGTATTTGACCCAAATGGTCATGTTTACTATACTGACCTTCTTGACTGGTTATATAACCAAATTGATAATTGTGAAAAGCATAGTAGGTGGGGATTTGTTGACGGAATATGGAAAGTTAAGTTTAGATATGAGAGAGATTTTATATGGTTCAGACTAGTATGGGGTTAACTTCTTATCAAGATGAAATAATTGATGCAGTGCCCCAGACACAGAAGATCAAGAAGAAGATTGATGTAGATGGTGTTTGGGAAGACAGACTGTTCATTCGCATTCCGATCGGATCGGAACGTATATCTAGAACCGCCGAAAAGCTAGAGCAGTGGTGTCGTGACCATTACAAGGAACCGAGATATCTTGGCAATTGGTTCAAAGTATCCGGCTACATCATATTAGATGAAAAGACATATACCCACTATAAATTGTGCGAATAGATTTATTTGTACTTGACATCCACTAAATCATCGTGTATTATGATGATATACTAAAAAGAAAGGTATATTTTATATGGCTACTGCCATCATGCTAGACATGGAAACGCTTGACACAGCTACGTCAACTGTTATTCTCACTGTCGGTGCGGTACTTTTTGACCCAATGGGTTCTGGTGTTATTGAGCGCCTAGAACTTCGTCCTACGATAGATGAGCAGACCGATGTATATAATCGCACTATAAGTGATGATACCCTGCGTTGGTGGAGTGAACAGAGTCCCGAAGCCATCAACGAAGCGATGGGCGACCGTGATCGTATTAGCTATCGTGAATGTATGGAACAACTTTACAAGTTCTGTTGGAACAAAAAGAATATCTGGTCCAATGGATCTGTGTTTGACATCATGATCGCAGAGTCGGCTTTCAAAGACCTAGAGATGCGGGTGCCCTGGCAGTTTTGGGCTATTCGAGATTGTCGCACGATATATGATATTGCAGGTGTCAGTCTCAAGGACGGTGGGCATGTTACCTCGCACAAAGCAGTAGAAGATGCTGAACATCAAGCGATTGTAGTTCAGCGTGCATATCAAAAACTCTATAATGCAGGCTTTGTTCACCTCAAGTGATGAGAATGAATGTTCCTAGTAACATCGAAGACTTTGACTCAGATGATCCTGATATCGAGTTTCGCAAGAAACGACAGGACTATTGGAACATGATCACGAAAGTCCGCCTCGAGGCTATCGACGAGGACTTTGTAAGAAACTTCGACCTTGACGATTTCAGTATGCATGTAGAACGAAACTATGGTCTCAGGATGCATATTGTTAATAACAAGATTACCGATAAGTTTGACATCGTTGACGAAAAGTTGTATGTTTTGTTTCTATTGAAATGGAAATAGATGAGAATTGATTCAGACGTTGACATTGACACCGGCGACCGTGACAAGATACTTGGCTTGATCAAATATATTCCTGCGTCGATGCGCAATGTAACTCCTATTAGGAAGCATCCTAGTGGTGTATATATCACTGATATACCATATGACCCTACTTATGATATGTCATCTCTTGATTACAAAGAAGCCGAAGATCGTGGATATTTTAAACTAGATTTACTAAATGTTCATGTCTACAATCTAGTTCGTGACGAAGAACATCTGATTAACTTGATGCAAGAACCAGATTGGTCAATGTTGAAAAATAGGAAAGTTGTCGAGCAACTGATACACCTAGGTAATCAATATAATACAATCAGACGAATGCCGGAACCCATAGATTCTATTCCTAGACTAGCGATGTTTCTAGCAGTAATCAGACCTGCAAAACGACATCTATTAAACAAGTCTTGGAAAGAGATCAACGAAACCGTCTGGGATAAAGATGATACTGGCTACCATTTTAAGCGTTCGCATAGCCTTGCCTACGCAATGTTGGTTGTAGTTCATCTTAATCTTTTAGCAGAAAACATAGAATTATAAATAACATTTAAAGAAGAACACGATGAATTTAGAACTACTTAACGAAAATGATCCACAACTGTTAGAAGTCTCGTCGCCGTGGGATTTTGAAGTGGATGGCAGCCCCGAAGAACTCGTAAGCGAAATGGTCAAAACATTGACTATTAATGGCGGAGTCGGACTTGCCGCGCCACAATGCGGCATCAGCAAGCGTATTTTTGTCATGGGCAACTTCATTAAACTAGTCGTGTGCATTAATCCAAAAATTGTTGGTCTATCTGAACAGCGTGAAGTAGATATAGAAGGCTGTTTGAGTTTTCCTAATCTTTGGTTGAAGGTAAAGCGCCCAACCGAGTGCATCGTGCAATATCAAGATGTCAGTGGTCAGATTGTTGAACGTGAACTTGCTGGATTAGAGGCACGGGTGTTCCTGCATGAGTATGATCACTTGCTTGGGGTAACGTTCGATCAAAGGGTAGGAAATTTAAGTATGAAGATGGCTAAAGAGAAACGCAAGAAAAGTTTAGCAAAGGTAATTAAGGCATCCGTTTAATGAACATAACGCTTTTGCGTTTCGCTCGTTTTTTCGTGAAATCTGTCATACTAACGACTGGGCCATAGACGATATCTAAACTCTTGTTGTTAAAAGTACGAATATAAGGTTTAAAGATAGCCCATTCATCTTTCAAGAATATGTTGATGGGGATCGTTCTATTTGATTCCCACCACCAAACTTCACCCAATTCTAAGAATTTCGTTCTTAGTTCAGGGAGAGCTAACGAACCATAGTCATACATAGTAGTGACCACATAATCTCGATTCTGAATGATGCCAACATAGTCTTGTTGGGCATAGGAACAGACCGTTATAAACGGGTAATTTTCGTTTAGTTTCTTAAAAAAATCGTTTGCGTTCATGCTAAAGTATATTTACACCAAATTGCCCAAAGTTAATATTTTCATATTATAGGGTTAGTTAACGACTTTCCAACCCTTTGCTGAAACGTACCCGCGTTCACCTCTTATTACCGCATTTAATGTACTTCTAGGGATGTCAAATGAATCTATTAGTTCTTTCTTTGTGCAGTGCTTTTCAGTACCATCAGTATGTACAAAATTATACAATGCGGTGTCCACCTTACCATGTACTGAGGTATTTCTGCTCATTCGCCATCCACAACATGTCTTTATATCACCGCGTATAAGACTACTGATTACTTTAAGGGATAATCCATATTGATTAGATAACTCTAGTTTTCCGCAAGTTTCTTCAACGCCGGATTCGTGGTAAAACGTGTGTACTTTATGAAAGCTCGGGTGGTTCATTCCTAAAGCATTATGCTGTGTTTCAGGTGTAATCCTCCATCCTTTTACTGACGGTTGTTTGCCGTGAATAACTTCACTGAGATTTCCCCCGTTTAATTTATATTTGATCCGAAAATCGTACTGGGTAGATTCTTCAATCTTACCGTTGACATGATAAAAGGTGTACACTTTTTGATCATAACTAGGGTTTTTATCTCCTAATAAACCATAGTTGTTGATTCGTCCGGATGTACCCTCGCCACCGTCAGTTCGGTTACGAAGTATACCGGTTCCTATATCTTTTCTACCATACCAACGAATCATTCTGCGTTCAATAGCCAATGCTCCGAGTTCGGTTAAGTTTCGTTCAAGGAATATGATTTTGGATTTATCTTTGGGAACAGGAACAGCATGATTCGGATCATATGCTCGTTTATCTTTGCCTTTTCCTATATAGTAAGGGGTGTTGTCACTTTTGCGTAGGTATGCGTACACATAATAAATAGTCATGCTGATGTTTCCTTCTATAGCATTAGAGTAGTTGGGGATTCGTACTCCCGCGAACTACATCTTTATTTATCTCCCGATGATAAATATTAGACGACAAAGGTGATTAATATAATATGTCCTACTCTACATCAGTATTTGTTTACGTTCAGAGGCAGATTGTTATTGTTAACACCGGCAACTCAAGAAGGATATATTTACCCGTGTATAGCAAGCCTCTGACACTCCATAGGGGGGTAGATAATAGGTTAACCTTCCAGTTCCTCAACAGTGAGCAAAAACCCGTTGACATCACTGGCAAGGAAATAATTTGCAGAATCATCAACTCTGACGGCACCGAAGTTCTTATTCAAAAAGCTCTTAATTTGCAATTAGCATTGACTGGAATCGCAGCACTTGAACTTAACGCTGCGGAAGTTGAAGACATCCCTGCTCAGAAATGCTATTATTCATTAGAGATTCCTGTCGGTGCGTTTAACTATCCAGTATTCGTAGATCAGAACGCAGGAGCGCGCGGTGATTTGAATGTAGTTGACTCAGTTCTCCCGTCGTTCGTGCCGTCATCCAACATTACCATTCCAACTGGTCAACCTTTCCCCAATCTCAATAACCAAACCGAGTGGACATTACCAGCTAATGCACGTTCATACTACAGCAGTGTAATCAATACTCAGGATAATCCAATTCTTACGATCCAAACTACATTCAACGAATACAACGGCAATGTGTTAATTGAAGGATCCTGTCAGCCAGACACTGACTGGTACCCGATAACTGACGATTACTACGCCAATACGAGTGACACGGTTGGATATACTATCAGGGGTTATCATCCATTCGTAAGAATGGTATTCGAATCTGATTCAGGCGAAGTTACAAAGATTTTGGCTAGATAGCTTAACCGTAATACTTGAGTTTCATATCAAATATGTTACAATAGACTATGTTTGATGTCCTGACACTTATTCAAGGCAAGAAAAAGCGTACACAAGATGGCTGGTATAGCTTCAATGCTCCTTGCTGTCATCATCGCGGACATAGTGTTGACACAAGAATGCGCGGCGGCATTAAACACCATGGTGAAAATTGGACCTTTCATTGCTTCAACTGTGATTTTAAGTGTAGCTTTATATTAGGTAGACAATTTTCGATTGTGACCAAACAGTTCCTTGGTTGGTTAGGTATCGATGAGAATCAGATTACCAGATGGAATCTAGAAAACCTACGACATAAGGATTTGATCGAATATGTTACAGAAGCCAAGCAAAAAATCAATCTCAAATTCAACGAAGTTCCTCTTCCTGTAGCTGAACTATTAGACGAGAATAATCCAAAGCATAAACCATTTGTAGATTATATAAACAGTAGGGGACTGAAAGCTACGGATTATCCGTTCATGGTTACTCCAGATGACTATGGAAGAAATAGTAATAGAATCATCATTCCCTATACGTACAAGAACAAGATAGTAGGACATACTAGTCGTTATCTCGACAACCGCGCGCCCAAATTTATTAAAGATCAACAACCTGGTTTCGTGTTTGGATATGATTTGCAGAAACCAAACTGGGAAATATGTATCGTAGTTGAAGGCATATTCGATGCACTATCTCTTAACGCATTAGCACTTACACACAACACAATTAGTGAAGAACAAGCAGGACTTATACGTAAACTTAATAGACGAGTCATCGTCGTCCCTGATCAGGATAAAACAGGATTACTGATATGCGAACAAGCATTAGAGTTCGGTTTTCAAGTGTCTATTCCAGACTGGGGCTCAGGAGTAAAAGATGTTAATGATGCCGTACTAAAATATGGTAAGCTACCAACACTTTTATCTATCTTACAAAATGCGACAAGCAGTAAAATCAAAATAGAAATGGCGAAAAGAAAACATGATAAAAAACTTTAACGCAGACGTGCAAGAACTATTCTTAAGAATGATGGTTACAAATGCAGACCTATACACTCGTGTTATGAATATCATGAATCCAGCAAATTTTGATCGTACGCTTCGGCCCGTTGCAGAATTCATAGTAGAACATTCTACAAAGTATAGCGTGATGCCTGATCCCTTGCAGATCAAAGCAACGACCGGAACAACTATCGATACTATCCCTGAACTAGATGAGGGGCACTACGATTGGTTCTTGGAAGAATTTGAATCATTCACAAAACGCCAAGAGCTTGAACGAGCTATCCTCAAAGCAGCCGACATGCTTGAGAAGGGAGAATTCGATCCAGTCGAGAAACTGATTAAAGACGCGGTTCAGATCAGCCTCCAGAGGGATATGGGTACTGATTACTTTGCTGATCCTAAACAGCGTATCCATAAGTATTTCAACGCAGGTGGACAAGTCAGTACTGGTTGGCCTCAGATGGATCGCCTGTTGTACGGTGGATTTAGTCGCGGCGAGTTGAACATCTTTGCGGGTGGTTCTGGTTCTGGTAAGTCACTTGTCATGATGAACATCGCTTTAAACTGGCTACAGCGAGGCCTCAGTGGAGTGTATGTTAGTCTCGAACTATCAGAAGAATTAACTTCGTTGCGCACAGATGCGATGTTAACCAGCATGAGTACAAGAGACATTCGCAAGGACATTGAAACGACTGGCTTGAAGGTCGTGATGATGGGCAAGAAGTCTGGTAAATATCGTGTTAAGGGTATGCCTGCACAAAGCACAGTAAACGACATTCGTAGCTATCTCAAAGAAGTTCAGATTCAGACCGGTATCAAAGTAGACTTCGTGATGATCGATTATCTTGATCTTGTCATGCCAGTCTCAGTGAAAGTCAATCCAAACGATCAGTTTATCAAAGATAAGTATGTCTCGGAAGAACTTAGAAACCTAGCGAAAGAACTAGGTGTTCTCATGGTAACTGCGTCACAGTTGAATCGTTCGGCGGTCGAAGAGATCGAGTTTGATCATAGTCACATCGCAGGTGGTATCTCAAAGATCAATACTGCTGATAATGTGTTTGGTATCTTTACTTCACGCTCGATGCGCGAACGCGGTAAATACCAGATACAGTGTATGAAATCTCGTAGTTCGACTGGTGTAGGTCAAAAGATTGACTTAGAATATAACATTGAAACTATGCGTATTACTGATGAAGACCCAGAAGGTGATAGCAAGCCACAGCCTAGTGCAAGCCAGATCATGAGTCAGATCAAGAATACTAGCAGTGTCGGGACGAGCATAGATATATCACACCCATCTATTGAAGAAAAACGAGTAGTTCCTGACATTCAAAGCGCAAAATTAAAATCTCTATTGAATTCCCTTAAGAAATGATTTTGTTTCTTTTTAATAAATACTGTTAGTAGGATTTTACTCTCAATGCAGAAAAAAACAAAAAGCCTCCTCGAGGAGTTGCAGTCGTATAGTGAAACTCGTGATATCAATCACGTGATCGAATCGCGTGCATCTAATATCATCACGAGTGCTATCAACTTGATAGAACTAATGCAGCGTAATTATTCTCCTGAAAAAGCAGAACTACTCGAAAAGAAATTGCTTAGTGCTATCCGAGGGAAGGATCAGGCAAGATTTTCCAAAAGCTTAAGGAAGAAAAATGAAAATTAATGAAATAGGATTACACAACGTAATCGGAGACGTAGGCGCTGCGGCATTTAGAAGTAAAGGTCAGCCCGGAACCACAATCAAGTCTCAGATGATTCAGGATATTTTTATCAAAGATTTTGTAGGAGACGCAGCAACTTCATTGAACAACGGCATCAAAGGCGGATTGATTGATCCAAACGCAAAATCAACCATCCCAACCGAATCGAGGTATGACATGATGAATCATGTCCTCGAAAGTATTATTAATATTAACGAAGAAACAGAACTAAGAACAATCAGTGATTTTATGATGGATTGGTTCGCTCATTATATGTACGGGGTAAATTGGGAATCGAGCAAAACGGTTGTTCAACAAAATCTCAAAAAATTACAGGATGAATATCCTAAAAACGTAAAAGAAAATCTCACGACTTTAGCAAGAGTTGGACTAGCATTAATTAGCGTCAACAAAGGAAGAGCGCCGGCGGGCGCTCCTCCAGAATTCACAAAAGCTCAACAACAAGAACTCGCATCTGTAGAAAAGATTAAAACTGAACTTGACAACTTGAGCAAGAGTAATCCCCAAGCTTATAATGAATTAGTTAGAGCTTTAAACCCAATTAATATTACAGGATAAATTATGCTTACAGAAGGCGGCTCGATGCCCGGAGTCGGTGCGATTCATATTAGTGAGATCGAACCTACTCTTAAGTCATTGGAAAAAGTATTAGGCATAGATTTGCGTAATAACACTCTGGGTAGTGTTGGTAAAAAGCAATTCTCGGGTGACATCGATGTCGCTATCGATATCAAACCAGATGATATTCCTGCCTTTGTTGAGAAACTAAAGTCCATTCCTGAGATCATGGAACTTGCTAAAAGTTCGGTGATCATGACTAAAGTTAAAATTGCTGATTACGATCCTGAGAAAGAAACGCCTGGAAAACCACGCACGGGATTTGTTCAAGTTGATTTTATGCCCGGCGATCCGGGTTGGATGAAAACATTCTATCATGCTCCGCACGAGAAAGACTCGAAATATAAAGGAGTTTATCGAAACATCTTGATTTCAACAATCGCTGCATTTCTTGATCGCAAAGATTCTGAAGAAAAAATACCAGATGGTAGGTCACTTCAATCTGAACGATATATGTGGAGTTCATCCGATGGACTAGTCAGAGTTAAGAGAACACCTGAACCCAATAAAAAAGGTGACGGCTACACAAAGAAAAACATCAACAAGATCATCGATGGGCCCTATAAGAATCCAGACGAGATCGCCAAAGTACTTAAACTAGACGACGCAGATGACTTATATTCATATGAGACATTACATAAGGCAATGGACAAGAATTATCCACCTGAACTAGTCAAGAAAATACTAAAAGATTTCGCAAACAACTCGGTAGTCAAAGACGCGGGCGTTCCAGATGACATCAAGCCCGATCTATCAGAAGCTAAGATAGGTTCTACTGAATGGTTTAGGATATTGCTGGATACTATATTATGAAGATTAGAGAGATTATCAATGAGTCGCATGTATTATTAGAATCTGCTAGAATCCAGCATGCGGAAGATATACTCTTTTGGGAAGGCAGCAAAGGAGCAGTTCGTGCCATCCAAAGTCTAATCAACATGGAGAAAGGTGGCAACAAAGCTACTACTGTCAAGTGGGATGGAAGCCCCGCTGTTATTTTTGGTAGAGATGACAATGGAGAGTTCATCTTTACTGACAAAAGTGGATTCACTGCCAGAGGGTATGACGGCAAAGCTAAATCAGGTAACGACTTAAAGAACATGTTCTTGAACAGGTCGGGCGGCAAGAACAGAGAGAATCCTAGTTATGTGAACTTCGCTACGAATATGCAGAACGTATTTGACATATTCGCTAGAGCGGTTCCTAAAGATTATAGAGGTTACTTCAAAGGTGACTTGTTGTATTTCAATACTCCGCCTGTAGTTAATGGACATTATGTATTCAAGCCCAATGTAGTAGAATATTATGTTCCTACTAACTCTATATTAGGTAAACAGATCGGTCAATCTAAAGTAGGTGTAGTAATACACCGTCAGATTGATGAAATGGGCAACGAAAGCCCATTGACGGACGGTAAAATATTGCGTAGTGGAGAACTATTAGTAGTTCCGCCAGTAACAGTAGAACAACCACCGCAGGTAGATAACAAAGCAACTAACAAACTGATGTCAATCGCTCGTGCACACGGACGCGATATCGATATGTTGTTGGATGATAGTGAGTTGCGTGAAAAGAAGATAAGTGATTTTGCTAACATACTCTATACTTACGTGAATAGCAAAGTAGACACGGGTCTAACCAATATCGGCGCTGATTTCCAACAATGGTTAGCATCCAGTAAAGTAAGTACTGTCAAGCAAGCTAAAATAATCCAGCATATATCTGATAATCTTACGGGCTGGCAAGCATTATGGACATTGGTTGCAGGCATAATGAATGTAAAGAATGATATTATTGTGCAACTCGATAAGAGTAGTAGCATCAAAGCCAAGACCGCAGGCCAACCTGGCGGGGAGGGGTACGTCATCGCAGATCCGCAGGGGGATATCAAACTTGTAAATCGTAGCGGATTTACCGCCGCCAATCGTGCAGTCCAGAGATAAATCATACCCAGATCCTATTTTTTTAATATTAGGCATAAATATATGCATGAGTCAATGAACTCACTTTTTTAGAGGAATACTAATATGGCACAATTTACACGTACAAACGGCGACTTCAAGCCAGTATTGAATATAGACTCCCCAGCATACACCAACACTGGTGTTAACGCTGTTACTTCGGCTGCAACAGTTCAGCCACAGGGTCCAAAGCTCGACTTCTTCACTATCGTTGCAGCCAGCACATCAGCTTTCAGCACAACACAAGTAAACGTCATCGTTCAGACTGTTCAGCAAAAAGCTACTATCCACATGTATGAGTTCACCACTGCTGGCCCTGATACTATAGCATTCGCTATTTATCCAGTTGGCGTTTGGGCAGTTGCTGACGCTACTTACGGCGCAAGTGCTAACGTTGTTGCAGCAGTCAATGCTGCGCTTACTGCTGCTTCAGTTGCTAACACTACAACTGGTCTCGCATACGCTACCTTCACTGGCTAATTATAGTCATACATAAAATCGAAAACCCGAGAATTTAATTATTCTCGGGTTTTTGTACTCTAAATATATCTATGTCACATCGTATCAGTTGCCTTACACTGTTTGATATTACACACACCGGAGTAATGAATAGAAGTAAACCTAATTCTGATGACGTTGACGATTGGATAAATCGGCGCAATACACAATGTAATTTTGATACTTTGTTGCAAGTTATATCATTGCGTTCACAGCCCGAAGTAATTAAAATGCCAAATAAAATAAACGTTCATGAAACAGAATTTGGCAAGTTTGGGGTTTTGTACAGAAACAACCTCAAACACTATTGGAAATTTGAATTTGAAGTACAGCATTCTAGCGTTTTTGAGAATGGAATTGTTCCATTAGGGGCATTGTACAAGGACTGCGACGGTGTCCCGATGATATTATGTTATGGACAACAAGATACGATGCCGGCATTTTTGGACACTTCAGACGAGTTAAAGAACATCTATTTTGAGGTAGTATAATGCACAATGCGATAAAACTCGATCATTTTTTTATGTCAGAACTTAGCTCTGATCTTAAACATGTAATCATCACGTATGACAAAAAAGGAACCTATGAGCTATATGGAAAATATACCATTGTTCTTGCAGAGTCTGGTTACTATAGAGTAAAGTCCAACGTCATGCCAAAACCAATCGATTTCGCTACGCTTAGGAATGCGACTATCTGGTGTGTGTTACACAACGAACGTAAATATCGAGAAGCAGAAAAGTTCGAAATGTTAGATTTGAAACTATGCAGCATCGAAACTGAAATCACTATACACAAACGTTTGATCAAAATGTCCAATACTACTGAATCTAATTTCATATACACTGTTAAACTGCAACAAGATAGGACGAAGCGTAGAGGTATTCTCGACGAACTCACTTATTATATAAATAGCTGTAAGCACATCCAGTCTACTAGGTTTAAAAAACTTAAACGTCCAAGTTTTTAGACTAGGTGTGATAAATACTATATCAACACGGGAAGAGTACTACTCATGAAACTTAATGATTTTGACAAAAAGAACGCAGCGGCTAGAGCATTGCACGAGTCTTTTGCTATGAATTTTGATGTATCTAAACTAGACCAAGCAAAGACTCGTGCAATGCTTAACAGAGTAAATAGCCTTATCAACGAATCTAGAAGATCACCCAAGTTTCATACAGCACTGAACGATCCAACTTATTTGAAGTTGAAGTTTATGGAACAAGTACTATCTCAACACTTGAGAGTAGCTAAGACTCCTCGTATCGTGTTCGAAAACGAAGAAGTAGATAGATCACAAGTTATTCTTGCGGCGCAAGACATGGTTGACTCGATTCAGAAGTATTATGAAGATGTTAACGATATGCTCGTCAAAGAATTACCAGCCATTGTTGACTCGATTCAATCTGAAATCGGGGTTACTGAAAGTGACACATACAACCAACAGGCCGGTGGCGCACTGGCGACGCTTAACACTGCGCTTCAATCAGCAAAAACCGCAATGACAAACGCACTTAACGGTTTAACTGGTCAAGGTAATATGAATGAATTCGGAAGCGAACCTGATATGGGGGACGAAGAAGTAGATTTTGGTTTGGACGACGAAGCTCCAGCAGAGGAAGACCTTCCTCCGATGCCTGATCTAGGTAGCCCGGAAGAACCAAATGCTTCGATGAGCAGCGTAGGAAGAATGAAGCGATAACCAAATGCTTCTTTTTGAACTAGATCAAGACCGAACCTTCGTTGCTAAAATTGTAGCATTGACTAATCAATTAGCACAGGATCTCAAAGACGGGGAACTCGGAGACGATTACACCGTCGAAGACCTATTGAATTATTTTCAAAATTACGATGTTATTCTTGATGTTGAAGACTTGTATGGAATGATCAAATCTCCGCCATTAAAAGACCTTATTAAGAACATCCAGGGAGACAAAATAGTATTTAAGGGACAACAGGGAACCCCCGCTCCAGAATTACCCGACAGTGACGCTAATAACACAGTCGCTAAAATGGCTAAAAGAGCAATGAAATAAAACTTGACGTTTGCAATAACTTGATCTATACTATAGAATAAAGTAAATATTGTAATGATTACATTAACTAAACACGCCGAAGAAAAAATCAAACAACATCTATCGAAGCGCGGCTCTGGTATAGGCATCAGAGTCAGCGTGAAAAATACCGGATGTTCTGGACTATCTTACGTTCTAGATTACGTCGATACTGCAATAAGCACGGACATCACGCTTGCTCAAAATGGATTTGTCTTGTTTGTTGACCCTAAGTCAGTCGAGTACTTGAAGGGAACAATCATAGATTATTTACAGAAAGATTTTGATTCGAAATTTAGCTTTATCAATCCTAATGCGACCGACTATTGTGGTTGCGGAGAAAGTTTCACGATATAATGGCACTGATTAACAAATTTCCATACGCTGCGATGGAGAAGGTAGAAGTCGATGGTAAGCGTCGATATCTTACCCCCGACGGTAACAAAGTTCCAAGCGTAACCACGATCCTAGATGCAACAAAATCTGAAGAATCTAAACAAGCTCTACAGAATTGGCGTAACAACATAGGTCACAAGAGAGCAGCAGAGATCACTTCTGAAGCCGCGAATCGAGGTACTAGGATGCACAAGTGGATCGAAAACTACATCAAAGATGACGATCCCGGTTCACCGGGCAGCAATCCATATAGTCAGCAAAGCCATCTGATGGCAACTCAGATCATCGAACATGGATTAGTTAACTGCAACGAATATTGGGGCACCGAAGTTGCATTATATTTCCCCGAAGTCTATGCAGGCACTACTGATTTGTGCGGAATACATGCTGGTGCAGAAGCTATCATGGATCATAAACAATCAAACAAAGTAAAGAAGCGAGAATGGATCGATGACTACTTTGTTCAGACTGCTGCATATGGAACTGCACACGATGAAGTGTATAATACTAAGATACGCAAAGGTGTTATCTTTATGTGTGTCAAGCCAGAACTAGTAAACAATACTTGGACTAAACCACAGTATATCGAGTTCGTCATCGAAGGTAACGAATACGATAAGTATCAGGATATGTGGTATAAGCGATTAGAACAATACTATTCTAAATTCGTTTAAGGGTTTCGTCTCAACTAAGATAAATACGTGTAATCAAGGATTAGGTTATACGTATGATCGTTTACAAAACCACCAATAATTTATTAGGTAAGTGTTTTATTAGCAAAGATGCTAATAATCTCCGATCCTATTTGGGGTCAGGCAAAGCTCTACCCAATGCCGTCAACAATCACGGCAAAGAAAATTTTGAAAAAAATACGCTAGAGAACGATAGTATAGAACTACTATCCAATGGTATGTCTATTGACGGGAAGCGATTTTGGTCTTATAAAGAGGATAATTTATAATGGCCATCTTGCAAATCTCTAGGATACAGCATCGATCAGGTAATCAAGTTGACTTGCCGCAGTTAGCCGAAGCCGAATTGGGATGGGCAACCGACACCAAAAGACTTTTTATCGGTAAAACTACACCCAACGAAAACATCGAAGTGATGACCGCTTATTCAAATATAAGTTTCAGTCAAATCACAGGTGCGATAGGCAACTTAAATATAAATCCAGTAACACTAGCAAACGGGCAAGCTCTTGTATACGATGGCTCGAACTGGGTCAATCGTGGCGGCGATGCGGGTGGCCTGATCACGCTAGGAAATGTGTCAAATGTTAATATCGAAGGCGGCGGTATTGGATATGTGCTAGAAACAGACGGTCTAGGAAATTTATCTTGGACTCCTAAGTCAACTATTGTGGCGTATATTCAAAATGTAACGAAGGCTAACCCGGCAGTAGTCACCACTACACAAGACAATTTTTTCACCGATGGCGCTGCAATTACGATTACTAATGCAGTAGGAATGACCCAATTAAATGGTAATTCTTATTATGCCAATGTGTTGACTTCTAATACGTTTTCACTATACACCGATTCTTCGTTGACTACTCCCGTAAATTCATCTGCGTATACTGCATATGGCTACACAACCGTAAGTGCTACTACAGTAAACACTAATCTTATTACGGTTGCTGCAAACGTGCAAGCATTGTTGACGGTCAATGCTCCGGTCAGATTTACTGGAAACATCACATCTAATTCGGGCGGTAATCTAACAGGATTACTTCCTAATATAACGTATTATGTAAAATCTACACCTAGTACCACTACGATGACAGTATCTAGTGAATTGCTAGCCAACGGAGTAGCCGGAAACGTAGTAGTACTATCAACGGCCACTAGTTTATCGGCCGCTGTTTACCAAGAGGGGGGCCGGGCCGTCTCATTTGCAATTGCCGGCAATAGTGTTGGCGCGGGTGGTTCTAACTCGACTATTCAATATAATAATACTAATCTACTAGACGGTGACCCTGATTTTACATACAATGATTCCACTAAATTACTAACTTTAAACGGCAACGCTAATGTAGGCAACTTAAATGCAACGGGAGTATCATCGGCTACTAGATATATTTCTAACATAGCAACTGGTACTGCTCCATTAACTGTTACTTCAACTACACAGGTAGCTAACCTCAATGTTGCTACTTCTGGCTCAGTAGTCAACGGCAACTCAAGTGTTCGTATTCCTGCAGCAAATGGTAACGTTAACATTAGTGCAGTAGGTAATGCCAACATTGTTGTTGTGACTGGCACTGGTGCAAACGTTGCTGGTACATTGGGTGTAAGTGGTAACGCAAACGTCGGCAACATTGGTGCTACTACCGCAATCTTTACCACAGGTAACATCACTGCTATCAATAGCGGATTATTGCAGAACGGCAATTCGAACGTAACTATAACAGCAAATGCGAACGTCACTATCAATGCAGTTGGCGGAGCAAGAATCACTGCTACCTCAACTGGTGCTAACATTACCGGTACATTGGGTGTAAGTGGTAACAGTAACGTTGGTAATTTGGGTACTGCACAAGTACTCGCTACCGCAAACATAACCGCACCACAATTGATCTCTAACATAGCAACTGGTACTGCTCCATTCGTAGTGACTTCAACTACACAAGTAGCAAACTTAAGTGTAGCTACTGCTGGAGCAGCAACCAATGCAGCAGCATTATTACAAAACACATCAACTGCAACTACGGTTTACCCAACCTTTACCACATCAGGTGCGAACGGCAACTCAAGTGTAGTTATTAATACAAGTATCAGTGCAAACTTAGCAAACGGTGCTATTATAGCAACGACATTTGTAGGTAACATTAGCGGTACACTAACTGCTCCGGGTTCAAATACTCAGGTAATATTCAATGATACCGGTAACGCAAACGCTACCTCAGGGTTGACATTTAACAAATCTACTAATCTTCTCACCGTTACCGGTAACGTAAGTGGTGGCAATCTAACAACAGCAGGCGTCGTTGCTGCAACAGGAAACGTAAGTGGTGGCAATCTAACAACAGCAGGCGTCGTTGCTGCAACAGGAAACGTAAGTGGTGGCAATCTAACAACAGCAGGCGTGTTAAGTGTTATCGGTAACGCAAACGTCGGCAACATCGGTGCTACTACCGCAATCTTTACCACAGGTAACATCACTACTATCAACAGTGGATTATTGCAGAACGGCAATTCGAACGTAGCTATTACTAATAACGCAAACGTCACTATCAATGCAGTCGGTGGAGCAAGAATCATTGCTACCTCAACTGGTGCTAACATTACCGGTACGTTGGGTGTAAGTGGTAACATTTCAGGTTCAAACGTAATTGCATCTGCTTATCTTATTCGGTCAGTAGGAACAGGCATCGCAGCAGCAGGAACTACCCAAGGTACTGCTACGGCAATCAGTAAAGAACTCAATCTCATCAGTAGTGTTCCGTCTACTGCAAATGGAATCGTTTTGCCGACGGCAGTTGCTGGTATGGTACTTACCATCACTAACTCGACTGCAAATGCAATGCTCGTCTATCCAGCATCCGGTGCAGCAATCAATAGTCTTGCAGCCAATGCGGCATTTACTCACACTGCCGGTGCAACACTACAATTCGTCGCTCCTACTACTACTCGGTGGTACTCAGTCGGTGCAACATACGCCTAAGAAAGGAATTACTAATGGCTAAAACAAAAATCGGATCATCCGGCGGAAATAAAATCAGTTTTTCAAATCAAACGAAGGGTAAAACTACTATTGGAGGAAACCCATCATCAATAAAATTCAGTACTATGAATAAGCATAAGCGCCGAAGCTTTAAAGCTAGTCGCGGTCAAGGTAACCCATAAGGCACAGACATGAACAAAATAACCCTCACGCTATTAAAAGACATTTGCCCGAGAACAAAAGAAGTAGTCTTGGCCAAATATGTCGAACCATTAAACACTATTGGTGAACATTTTGGCTTGTTTGAAAATTCACGACGAATAGCGGCATTCTTAGCACAGACAGCACACGAATCCGGTGGCTTTAATGTCACCAAAGAAAATTTAAACTATTCAGTTGCAGGATTGAATAAAACCTTCAAGAAATATTTCCCTACAGTAGAATCGGCAGTACCATACGCGAAAAAACCAGCGAAGATCGCCAATAAGGTCTATGCAAATCGCATGAGCAATGGGCCTGAATCTTCGGGCGATGGATATAAGTTCCGTGGTCGCGGCCTCATTCAGTTAACCGGACGACAAAATTATACAAGATTTGCATTGTCTATTAACAAAACGATAGATGAAGCAATTGCATATATAGAAACACCGCACGGTGCAGTGGCGTCAGCGGGTTGGTTCTGGAATGTAAATAAGTTAAATATCTATGCTGATAAAGGTGACTTCATTGGGCTTACTAGACGCATCAACGGAGGAACGATAGGGCTTGCAGATAGAAAGCACCATTATGCCCTCGCTTTAGCAGCGTTGAGCTAATAAGGAATAATATGGCACAGCCCAATTGGATCACAATTGCAGGTAGTATAGGTTCATATCCTTCTAATGTAGTGATGGCTACTGCATTTCAACTGCAAGCGCAGGCAGTATTACCTGCGACCACTGTGTCATATGCTATTATTAGCGGAAATTTACCTCTAGGGGTGACGATGAATGAAGCCGGATTGATTTTTGGCACGCCCGGATTAGTAACAGCCAATACTATATATTATTTTGTGGTTCGAGTAACTGACAATCTACAAAATATTAGAGACCGAACCTTTTCTATGGAGGTGTCTGGCGTATCGGGTCCTCAATTTGTAGATTCGATCGGTCCCATAGTAGTAAATGATAGCACCTGGGTAGAACTGCAAGTAGGATATACTAATCCAGTTCCAACTAATCCAGTCGCTATCAGAGTAGTTCAGGGACAATTACCACCTGGAATAGAGATAAACACATCTGGAATTATCAGAGGATATGCTGCTCCTCCTTTACTTAATGTTACTTTACCCACAGTAGTTACTGTTGCGACTACAATTAGTTCTAATAATATTATTGGGTTTAGCACGGCTGACTTTTCTATAGGTAGACCAATCAAATTTAGCGGTTCAGTATTCGGCGGTGTAACTCTTGGACAAACGTATTACATCAAGTCAATCCTAAATGAAACTACGTTTACTATATCAACTACTGTCGACGGCCCTATATACCCGTTGAGTAATTCAGTCGGAAACATGACAGTTACCTTACCCGGAGTAGAAGTAGGACAGCCAACTATACAGACATATTCGGTCACTTTAAATCTAGAAAGCCCCTTAGGACAAGACACTACTTCTTACGCTATCACAGTAATAAATCAAAACACTCCGGTAAGTTTTGGCGGTCCAGGCTATCCACCAAATTCACGGGTGCCTACATTATACAATACCAGGCCACCAACTTATGACATATCAGCAGATCAAGAGAACTATAGATACTATTTGTTGCCACCTATAGGTACAGTAACTCCGGGAATTACCTATCCCTTGACAACGCCTGCATATGCAGGACAGGCAGCGAGCGAAAATTATTTCTCATTCAGAATGATGGGTCACGATTTTGATGGAAATACACTTGAATACGCTTTCTCAGATTTGCCCGAATGGTTAACTGGAGACCCTGAGACAGGATGGCTTACAGGTAATCCTGTTATTGCGGACAATAGTATCAGCGAATATTATTTCAGTGTTTCAGCAAGAAAAGCCACAAACCCAACAATCTCTACTCCGTCCATCAATTTCTCACTAAAAATAAGCAATGGCCTTTCAGGTGATATAATATGGACCACAGCGAATGATTTGGGTCAAATCAACAATGGATCAATCAGCCTGCTTAACGTTTCAGCAATCTCTGACGTGTCACTGACATATAGAGTGATAGAAGGTGAACTTCCTCCCAATCTTGTATTATTAGATAACGGCGAAATTTCAGGCGTAGTGGCATATCAACCCACAACTGCGCTCTTATCTTTAGCTACTATTACAGATTTCACGTTCACGATTGAAGCTTTCTCTCCCGACTATCCTGTAATAAAATCGACGAGAGAATTTACTCTATCAGTGTTTCAGGAATTCAATCAACCAACAGATACGTTATACATCAAATGTTCGCCTAGTGTAGAAGATCGATATCTCATTGCGTCCTTGTTAGAAGACAACATTTTGATTCCTGATGATTATTTGTACCGGCCGAATGACCCGTATTTCGGTAAAGCAACTAGTGTCATATATGAACATGCATATGGCATTTATGCCAGTAGCTTCGACGAATATGTTGCTGCCATAACTAGGAATCATTATTGGAGAAACCTTACATTAGGTGAATTAAACACTGCCGTTGCACGCGATGCGAATGGCAATATTATCTATGAAGTCGTGTATAGTACGATTGTTGACAACTTAGTTAATCCAGATGGAGTAAGCATACCAGAAGAAATTTATTGGCCAAGATTTATTCCATTAAATCTGGGGCCATGGTACACTAGCATAACTAATATATTTACTAGTTATGTATCTGCTACAAACGGAAGTCTATACTATACTAGTCTTTCGCCCGGTTATGCTAGAATACTATATCCGAATTCTCTCCCTGACATGCGATCTCGCGTCGGTCAAGTCTTAGGACAAGACTACAATTCTAGTATACTTCCCGTTTGGATGACCAGCCAGCAAAGAAATGGGTCTACCACAGGATTCGTTCCTGCTTGGGTAATTGCTTATACCAAACCTGGATATGCTGATATTATCAAGAACAACATCGAAACACAGTGGAAAGACTCAGCGGGACAAGTAAAAACTCTTAACACGATTAACTTCAGGATAGATAGATTTACAGTTGACAAAAGTATCACGTATAATTATGATAAAAACCTTAATCCGGCAGCTTGGACTGGTCTACCTAGTGGTACTCCTGTTCCTGACCCACTTGACTCGAAAGACTTTTACGCCCTCTTTCCACGTAAAACAATTTTACCGGGCAGTACCCAATACTAAATAGAAGACGGAAATAGAGAATTATGAGCCAAATAAACACAAACGGAATCAACGTAAACTATCCGGTACCGGGTCAGAACAACAGTTCTCAACCATTCCGTGATAATTTTGCTGCCATCAGAACAAATATCAATACGGCTGCAACCGAACTCACTGATTTAGAGTCTAAAGTCGTAGTTAAAGCAGCACTCAACAACACTACTTTGAACAACGATATGGCAAATACGTTAATCAGTAATGCTTCAACGCGTGGATTCAGGGCAACAACTTACAATCTGGGAAATGCACTCTCTGGGACGATACTAGTAGATGTGAATCGTGCTGACGTACAGTATGGTGCAGTAACTGGAAATGTAGCGTTTCAATTTGGAGGCTGGGCTCCTACTAATACCGAGAGTAATGTTGTATTAAGACTAACAGTGTCTAACACTGCCGCTATTATTTCATTACCAAGTGCATGTGTTTCGTCCAACAATAATTATGGTGTAACTATACTTGAAAATTACGCTAACATTAGCGGCACCGCTACGATTACTGCTCCTGCTAATGTTGGTATCATGGAGTACACATTCAGTTCGTTAGATTGCGGAAACACTATTACAGTTTCCCCAGTAAATAGAGCGTTTCAGACTGCTCAAATCATCACTCGTGACCCGCCCCCCACTGGACTGATAGGAGATGTTAACGGGGATGTTGCAGTAAGTGCCTCAGTTAGTCAAGTACGGGTAACTCAAACTGCTAATGTCCCTACGGTTATCACTGCAAACGTTTTTACGACTACAGGAAGTACTATCGTTGGTACTGAACTTACTATAGGTACACTTGTTACTGGCAATGTGAATATAGGCATGATACTGTCAGGCGCGGCAGCTAATACATACATCACCGGATACACATCTGGATCAGGTTCAGGCTCCAAATGGGTAGTAAATCAGAGTCAGTCTGTAAGTTCCGGGCCAATCGACGGTAAGACAGGAATCTATGTTGCTGCTGTGACTAATAACCCTGTTCTTTACGTAGGGGTGCAAACATCCGGAGTTGTGCAAGAAGGCATGATTCTTTCAGGATCTGGAGTCACTGCAAATACTTGGGTAGTACAGAATCTTGCTGGATCCGGATCGGGTTCTTTATGGAGAGTCAGCACGTCTCAGTGGGCGACACCTACGACTATAAACGGGGCAATCGATGTATTGACGGTTGCTAATACAGCTGGTTTCTATAGAGACATGCCATTAACATTTACCGGTAGTACGTTTGGTGGAGCAAATCTTCTTCCTGGAAATACATATTATATTAAAGAAGTCGCAGATACCAACTCAATAACTATCTCTGCTACACCAAGCGGTAGTATGGTAGTACTCGCCAATGCTTCGGGCAATATGTATCTCAATCCTGGATCATATCTATATGTTGCGACTAACAAGTATAACTCAACTACGTATGCTAGGCAGACTACTAATACGACTGCAACTACTAATCTGATTACACTAGAAAACACAACCTACCTAGAAGTAAACTCACCTATCATCTTTACTGGCTCTACGTTCGGCGGACTAGAAGGAAATATAGTTTATTATGTCAAGTCTAACGATTTGGGTAATAGTAAACTTACAGTTAGCCGTACTAGAGTTAATGGGATTGCTGGACCTGAAGTACTATTGACCACTGCGAACGGAAATTGTGTTGCAACTTGTTATACCGGCGGCAATGATATCTGGAAACGCATTAACTTGACATCTTGGTAACATGGAACATCCATTCATTAAGCAGGCTGATTTAACTAGTAAATCAACCGAAGAACTTCACGAAACTATATCAGGACTTACTACAAAACTAAGTTTTGCACATAGAACTGGTAACATGGCCCTTATACAACAATTACAAATGGCACTAGAAAGCTATCGTACTCAACTCACTAAAAAAATGGACGAGTTGTTCGTTAAACAAAAGATAGATACTAAAATCAACATTCAGTCGGATAAACAGTGAATACGCGAATTGAAAAAGACTTTTATTTTCAAACTGGGATACATTTTGAAAATAAGTACCACATTAATAGCTATGAAATCGTACTTTCTATACTAGTCGAGACCGAATCGGCTAGGGAAAAAAATATAGCTATGGATAGGATAACATATTTCTTATCTGATGTCATACAGAATGCAGTAATTGTAAATTGTAAGGACACTACTGCTATTCAACTGTACAAGAATGCTAATTTAAAAGTATGCGAACTTCCAGATGATCCACATGACCAGATATTTGCCATGGTTTTACTTCTGAAGTTAAATGCGATCACCGAAGGCCGAATAAAAATTACTGATATGGTTTTGGGATCATCCCTGAGTGATGGAGTAAAATACAATATTGTTTCCGAAGTGGCAGAATGTGCATTTAGTAAGAAGGCTTGGTGGAACCAAGCTGACGGCAGTGTCGGCGAAAATGAAGATGCGAATGACAAAATAGTAAACCTGTTTGCCAAAAAAGTTTGGGTAGAGCTAGGATTAATTTGGAAGGAAAGAGTTAAAAAATAGGTTGACAATTTGCGGTAAATCATGTATTATTACTATATGATTACAGATAAATTTGGACAATTTATTTACTCTGAACATGAACTACTCGACATGTACATGACTGATCCAAATATTACGCTAAAGCGAGTGTTCGTATCCGAACCAATACATTTCGATACAAGATTAAACTTGAAAAACACCCCTGAAATGATTCAGTACCTGACGAGCGACCAGTCTATCACTGACTTTGATCAAGAAAAGCAATTAAATTGGTTCATTCCTGATGATTATAAAAACTTCGATATCGCTAAATTCGTGTTAGATCAGTGTTCAACTGAAGCAGAGTTACAACGTGCAGGCGAAGAATTGCTTCTTTATCAAGAACGAGATATGTTTATGCTTCTTCGTTACTTAAAGTATCTCGTAGATACGATGAGAGCCAATAACTTAGTATGGGGCGTGGGTCGCGGGTCCAGCGTAGCAAGTTTTGTGCTTTTCCTCATCGGGGTTCATAAAATCAATTCTTTATTTTATCAATTAGATGTCAACGAATTTTTAAAATAATCGTAGTTTCTCGCACATAAATATAATATAGAGGAGTTGTATAATATGGCAAAGCATAGAACAGCATTAGGCAGAACAGTTGACATGGGTCGGCTTGTTAATATGAATGAACAAGTTCGAGCGGTAAGCAACATGAAAGTAAATGCCAGAGGAGATACTATTGATGCTCAGGGAAGGATTGTTGTTCCGGTAACCAAAAAAGTTGTAGAAGGGTATCACCGCACTGTCACTACTAAGACAGATAGCATAGTGAAGCCTGATCACTTACCTGCTGAGGTCGCTGACAACACAGAAACCAAAGTAGAACTTCTGCCCGAAGAATTAGAGTTTGAGGATACGTTAGACGAAGATTTGGAAATCGAAGCACTCAAAGTAGCAGAAGAAAAGCTTAACTTCGTGGTGAAGCCAGCAAGTGAAGCTCCAGAATTTGTTCGCCCGGAACCAAAGAAAACTAAATAAACATGGCTGAAAAAGTTAACATAACTAGAACTAAATTACGTAAGCTACATCCAATCAAAAACACTATTTTAGTGTGCGGCATGGAGTTTAGAGAACGTATCAGTAGGGGAGGACTTATTCTTCTCGATGATGATATGAAAAGTGCAGGTATCCGTCCCCGTTGGGCCCAGGTATATGCTGTTGGCCCAGACGTACAAGATGTTAAAGTAGGCGATTATATTATGATAGCACACGGTCGCTGGAGTCGTGGTCAGACCATCGAAGACGACGAAGGCGAGAAAGTAATCCGTAAGGTAGACCCCAATGACATTTTATTAGTAAGTGAAGAATACGTCAACGATTATACGATGACAGACAAAGAGTATTAGAATAACTTTAAGTCAGAGATGAGAAAATTAAGCCTAGGGGTTGATGACCTCGTCAATCAATTATTATTGTCGGTGCATCTCTGATCATTTTCCAAATAATGGGTACGATCATTATTGACTTTTCAATATACAGCAAGTAACATAGAATCATGAAAAAGAAAATTATTCCTATGACATTAGGTGCAATCGTGGTCGCCGCCTATCTTTTTTATAGGGCATATAAAACAATCAACGACATTGACTTTCCGACGTAATTGACTATAATAAATCACATGACAACGAAAGAAACCAAGTATGAAAAACATCCTTTGGGTTGAACGCTATCGCCCGAACTCAGTCGATGACTACGTGTTCGTAGATGATCGTCAGCGAGAACAGGTATTGAGTTGGATAGAAGAAGGCTCTATTCCTCATCTTTTACTGTCAGGAGATCCAGGTACTGGCAAGACTACACTTGCTAAAGTTCTTATTCACGAACTGGGGATCGAAGAGTATGATGTCCTTGAGATCAATGCGTCACGCGAGAACGGGGTTGATATCGTCAAGGATAAGATTAACAACTTTGCTCAAACAATGCCATTCGGCAAGTTTAAAGTCGTGTTACTGGATGAAGCTGACTATACGACTCCGGCGTTCCAAGCTGCGTTGCGTAACGATATGGAAGCATACGCTTCGTCAGTTAGATTCATTCTGACTTGTAACTATGAACACAAGATCATTCCTGCATTGCGTGAATCTCGTTGTTTCAAGTTTCACCTCGCAAAGCCCGATCTGAATGAGTTTACCGCTCGTGCAGCAACAGTATTGGTTGCTGAGAACGTAGATTTTGAGCTAGATACTCTCGACACATACGTTCGTGCTGCATATCCAGATTTGCGTAAGTGTCTCAATCAATTGCAGAACAATTCTAAGTCCGGTACATTGAAGGCACCCCAGTCTATCGGAAACAGTGAAGATGAGATTCTCATCGCCGCCACTAATCTGTTCAAGACTGGTAAGATTCTTGAAGGTCGTCAACAAATTATGCAATATATCTCATTGTATCCTTCTAGGGTTGAAGATACATATCGCTGGTTATATGACAATCTTGATCTGTGGGGGAAGTCACCTGAACAAAAAGACGCAGCAATCATCATTATTCGTAATGGATTAGCTAACTTGCCACTAGTGGGTATCCCGGAAATATCCGTCGCGGCCTCGTTAGCAGAGCTTTGTTCTAGCTGAAATAACGATCAAGATAGCAGGTTATATGGAGAAAGAATGATTTATCTATCAGCATACATAAATTGGCCGTTCAAATTTGATCCTGAATATAGCAAGGATTATTTCTATAAGAGTTGGCCGATAACTAAAAACAAGACATTAGAGATACAAATCAGCAGGATGGGTAATTTTCTCATCGGCGGAAGTCTTAGATATTCTATTCGAGAGTCACATGCCGGGCTTGTATTTGATATCGGGTTACTTCGTAGATTCATCTATGTCTCATTTGTTGACAATCGACATTGGAATGACGAAGCAGATCGTTATGTAAACTATGATAATCCAGAAGAAGTGGAGAAATATTATTGAGATACCTTTTAATCAGTTTTTTGCGGAAGGTAAATGGGCAGATTGATGAGATGGTATCAATCTCGCAACGAGTACGTGACTCAGACCTCGCCAGTAACAACGTTATTCTAGATTTTGCTGAAAAAAAGATTGTCAAGTGTATCATTGAAGGTAAAGAACATGATACTACCTTCGACAAGATGCGCGAATACTATCTTAAGATTTATCCTAACTTGATTGTTCAGTTGGAAAATGAAGCTCCTATTACTAAGAATAGAGAGCGGCTAAAAAAAACATTGGAGCCTAAAACTACTAGACCAGCTCCAAGACGCAAGTAAAAACATATAACTAGGAGAGGTTAACTCTCCTAGTTAATTGTCTTAATAGGGCAGTTGCTCTTTAAGAGTACAGTTCCAAAACATGTTCAATGATTTTATGTCTCCTAATATCTCGTGTATCAAATTCACAGGCTGAGAAGCCCGGGACATTGTGTTGCTGAATCCTATTTTTTAAGTCTAATAACCCATTATCGGTTGTTCTACGATCAGTTTGCTCTACATCACCAGTAATGACTATCTTACTGCCCTCACCAATTCTAGTCATTAGCATTTTCATCTGGTTGGGTGTTGCATTCTGTCCTTCGTCTAAAATAATATAACAATGTTTAAAGTTGCGCCCTCTACAGAAGGCGAGTGGGGTAACTTCAATTACTTGTTCTTCGACCATATAATCGAGTTCCTTTGTAGTATAGAACTCTCTTAGTACGTCGAACAAAGGCCTGACCCAGGGTTCCATCTTGTCATTTAAGTCGCCGGGCAAGAACCCGTGCTTCTCATCGTCAACCGCAACAGCAGGTCTGGTCAACAGTATTTTTTCGCAATCTCCTTGTCTCATGGCTTTTATAGCAGCTAGCATTGCTAGATATGTCTTGCCTGTTCCCGCAGGACCACTGACCATAACGATATCGGTTTCAGGGTCGGTCAATGCGATGATGTATTTTTCCTGATTTATACTCTGAGGTATTAATTCGATGGGCTTTTTGGCCCTACGGGGCAGGGTTTGATTAAAGTCGATGGTTTTTGATTCTCTAGTGTCAAGTGGTTTACTTTCGGCTCCATATCTGTGTGATTTAGTATCTTTTTGTCTCAATGCGCTAGTTTTGCGTTTGGTCACATGTGTCTCCTAATGACTGATACATGAGAGGTGAACTCTTCTCTCAAAGTTACTTAGAACACTTCAACTGAGTAAACTATGAGCAAGTGCAAATTAGTTTTAGATGATAAATAATAATCTGATATCAGGAAGAACACCCAAAATTACGGTAAATAATCCAAAAAGATAAATACGTGTATGAAAAGTTTACCAGCAGACACCTTCTTTAATGACATTGATTTTGTAAGCATTGTTGATACCATCAAGAATGTTTACATGAGCGACGGTTCCATGAGTACTCTATTAGATTTCGAAAGAGTGTTGGATGAAGCTGATGTGTACGCGTTCAAAAATTGGATTGTCGGTGAACTTGTTCAAGGTCCCGTACTTGGTAGATATTCTGTTAAGTGCATCTTTATGTGGCCTCACAAGTTAATGCCTGACCCAAGAGGTGGACGGAGACTTACTAATATTGGCTGTAAAGTTACCTTTGGCAAGAGCGAAATAAACGTTCCCGTAGAAGTAAAAGATTATGAAGATTTTGTACCAGGTACCCGCTATCCAAAGATGAATAAACGTAAGGTCTGGTTCGTTGAGATTCAGGTTCCACTTGAACTTATGGATGACATTAAAGAAGGTACTATCGATCTCGCTGATACTACTATCGATCTATCAGATATCGAAGATGCTTACAACGAAGACTTAGATACCGCAGCTGGCAAATCTGAAAATAGTGGTCCATCTACTCAAGCAGACCAAGCACAGTCTTCTGCTATATTCCAGTCGACGCAGATATAATTGAGGCAAAATATGATACGTCTAAATGAAAGCCTAGACTATATGGATATGGTGGGACAGATAGAACCCAAGATAACCGTCGATGAATATGCAGCCAAAATGGGTAAAGATAAGAATATTGTTACGTTAACTTTCAATATTAAGTCTAAACTCGCAGCCGAAGACCTAGTGTCTTGGTTCGAAAGAGGCTATGAGTTCGTACTAGACGCGAGTGTTAGTGATGGTGAAATCGAGCCCGGTGAATATCTCGTATTTGTCGAAATCGAACGTAGATCAAAGGTTCCAAGCAGAATCATTCGTTTACTTTCTGAGTTAGAGCCACTAACTGGAATCAAGATGAGAGACTGGACCGTTGAGATCGAAGGCGCCGATTTTGATGCTGATGAAGAAATCATCCGTCAAAACATGATTCTGAATCCAAATGAATACGCAGCTAGGACCGAAACTGAAGCCGAAGCCGCCGCCGAAACCGCTGAATTGAATGAAGTTAGAAACCTTGCGGGATTAGAATCCACCCGTCTAGCATACGAAGAAGATACTTACATTAAAAATCTAAAAGCAATGGCAGGAATGTGATATGATTAACTTGTTACCAAATAAAGAAGTAGGAGAAGGGTTAGATATCATTGCTCGTAATGATAATCATTATGATTCAATGGTAAATGACAAAGAATTCTTTGGACTAATACAGCAACGCAATGAGCAAGCAAATCAGATGTTGAACCTGAATAACGCCGCATTAACTCAAGCCGGCAACAATGCTGCCCAAAACGCAGATGTTTTAGTTAAGAATGACAATGAAGATTGGGTCAACAAGAAATGGCGCCCCGCAATGGGATGGGTGTACATGGCAGTCTGTGTTACCGACTTCATTCTGTTTCCAATTGCTTGGTCTATCTTACAGGCTGCAACAAACGGTAGCGTAACAACTCCATGGCAACCAATCTCACTACAGGGTGCTGGTCTATTCCACATCGCGATGGGCGCCGTACTCGGTATCGCTGCTTATGGTCGCACTAAGGAAAAGATTGAGGGTGCAACTAACATAAATACCGAAGTAGGTAGTGTAAAGTAATTATTGACATCTATTAGCTAATCTGCTATTATTTAATAATGGATCATTACACTACTCTCGGGGTATCTCGCACCGCTACTCAGGAAGAAATTAAAAGTGCATTTCGTAAACTTGCGATGCAGCATCATCCTGATCGCGGCGGCGACATTAATAAGTTTCAAGAAATCAGTAATGCATACGAAATATTAAGTGATACCGATAAGCGTTTACGATACGACAGCCCTCAATCTAGACAGCAACATAATCCATTCGGTAGTGGGGGAGAAGAATTCTCAGTATATGGTAATGCGTTTGATCTAGAAAATTTGTTCGGACAGATTTTTGGAAACAGACCTAACCCATTCGCACAGCAGCAACAAGTGATGCGCACTCGTCTTGGTGTATCATTGGTTGATGCATATACTGGAACCGAGAGTATAATACAGCTTAGTACCCCCCAAGGGGTGAAAGTCATCAACATAAAAATTCCTCCTGGTGTTGACAACGGTGACACGATGCGCTATGATAATATCATCAACAATGTAACACTAATTGTTGAGTTCGCCATCACTCCTGATCATAGATATGAACGGAAAGGCAGTGATCTATATTCGCAACTGACTATCTCTGTACTAGACTTGATTGTGGGCGCTAAAGTTCCAATTCAAACCATTAATGGAAAAACAATAGAGGTTGTAATTAAACCCAATACACAACCTGCTCAGGTTATTAGGGTACCTGGTTATGGTATGCCCTCTCGTGATGGCACGATGGGTGACCAAATACTATTGATCAAGCCATACATCCCTGATAATATAGACAATGATATAATTGATAGTATCAATCGTAGTAAAAATAAATAGTTTTGTAAAGGAAAAGTACCATTCAGACCTCGCCCGAAATTGAAAATATCATTGAACGAGCAATTGAAGCTGCTAAGCAACGCAACCATGAATATTGCACAGTAGAACATTTGCTTCTTGCATTGATTACTCACTCTCCTTTTAGGAAGTGTTTGAACAGCTTTAATGCCGACACAGATATGCTAATCACTGAAGTCGAAGCGTATCTTAACGGCCTGCACGCGATTGAATCTAAAGACCCAGCCAGCCAGCCAAAGCGTACTAATACACTCGAACGCGTCATGAACCGTTCTGTTACTCAGGTCTTGTTCACTGGCCGCCGACAGATGGCTACGATTGATCTGTTCATGAGTATCGCTAGTGAAGGCAATTCGCATGGACATTACTTCCTGCTCAAGTACGGCATCGGTAAGGCAGAGTTTCTCGCTCATTGGCAAAAGAACTATCGCGGCGGCGAGTATGCTAGCGGCATCAGTGATGTCCAGGCTGACGAGATTCTTGACGAATATACTATCAATCTAACTCAGCTTGCACGAAATGAAAAACTAGAACCAGTGATCGGTCGCACTAAAGAGATCGATGACATCATCAACGTTTTGGCAAAGCGATTCAAAGCTAACGTATTGATGGTGGGAGACCCTGGCGTCGGGAAGACTGCTATCGCTGAGGGTATCGCAAATGCAATCGTCAATGAAGAAGTTCCAGACTTCTTGCTAGACCATGAACTTTACTCGCTTGAAATCGGCACGTTGCTTGCTGGATCTAAATATCGAGGTGACTTCGAAGAAAAGGTAAAGCACGTACTGCAGGCACTTACTGTCAAGAAGAAGGCTATTCTATTCATCGACGAAGCACATACTATGCAGGGTGCCGGCGGCTCGACTTCTGGAGCTGTTGACTTTTCTAACATGATCAAGCCCGCTATCACTAAGGGCAACCTTAAGGTAATCGCATCTACGACTTGGGAAGAATACTACGAATCATTCGAAAAGGATCGAGCGTTGATGCGCCGATTCTATCGTGTTTCTATCGATGAACCTTCACATGATTCTACTGTTCGAATCCTGCGTGGACTTTCTACCCGTCTGAATGATTTCCATAACGTTAGTATTAGCGAAGAGGCAATCGAAGCAGCAGTCGAAAGTGCAGATCGTTATATTCACGACCGCAAGAACCCCGACAAGTCGATTGACTTGCTAGATGCAGCTTGTGCAAAGCAGCGGGTGCTTGAAAACAAGAATGCAGTCATCACCAAACAGTTGATCTATGATCAAGTTGAAAAGTTTACTGGGGTCCCTGCGGACAAAATGTCCGGCGACAACCTTGATCGTATTCATCAGCTTGACACAAACGTCAAGGATAAGCTTTATGGTCAAGACGAGACAGTAGATAAAGTTCTTGAACGGGTTTATGTATCATTCGCTGGTATCGGCAATGATAAGAAGCCCATCGCAAGTTTCTTGTTCTTGGGACCTACAGGTACGGGTAAGTGTTTGGCGGGTGAGCAAGAAGTTACTGTAAAAATTACCGATGATATGTACAATTTTGCTGTTAAGAACGGATTGATTTCAGTATAACGTCTTTTATCCTGGGGACCGTATTTGAAACCTCTGACGAGAAGATTTCAAATACGGTCCATCTGTTTTCTATTGCAGTAAGATTTTTCATTTTAGTATAGTCCATCACTTCTTTAGCGCCTTTTCCTGTTCTAACTTGTCTCCACTCAGTTAGCATCTTCTCTTCCCAGTTTGGATTAGGATGAAATCCCTCACCGTGATATTCTACTATTATCCCCAATGAAGGTATAGTTAAATCATAGAAAAACATCTTTTTTTCTTTTTTATTGAATATGAACCATTCTTTATTTCCTTCTATTCCTATATAGTAATTAATACCATTTTGATCTAAGATACGTATGATTGGGGAAAGTGCATCTAGCGACTCGGCAGACGCTCTTCCTATACTGCATTTAGAATTTCTTTTAATACGCATTTCGATATATTTTTTCTCTCCTTCAGCTTCACCGTATCTTTCTACGTATCTCCATAGTCCCAGACTTCTTTTTTTGCCAATAATCGAAGAGTTCATCGTTTTTTTCCAAGTATTCTTCCTATCATTAAACTTTTGGGTCCCCTCATCAATACCGTATTTTTTTATGTATCTATCTAAGCAATTAGTTATTTGTATTGCCTTCACTTTCTCTAATGATTCGTCTTTTGTGTATCCTTTTTTGATCCAATACCCCAACCCGCGCACACTCCATTCTTTATTTCCTTTTGATAGCTTGGCTGATTTTTTTCCCTTCTCTCTTTGAGCATCAGACGAATGGTCAAATCCTTTAGTTTTTTTCTTGTTAAGTTCCAAATATTTGGTTTTGCCCATAACATCTCCGTAAAGTAGAGTTTGGTATTCTAATGTACCGTTGTGCAAGGTCTTTAATTTATTCCAAATACTACTCCAATCATCGTATCCTAATAAAATAAATTGGACTATCGCATGTATCCTGTCCGGAGTGTAGCCTACTCTATGATGAAATTCATATAATCTTTCAATTTCAACGGAAATTAATGGTCTTCCGATTCTGTCCTTAAAGGGCTTGCTGCCTTCGAGTCTTGTTTCTAAACGTCTTGCCATAACATGTTGCTCCTATGTTTATTTATCATTTGGGCAAGAAAATCAACAAACAGCTTTACTTTTTATGAAAAACACAGTATTATAGTATTATATTAAATACACTGTCACTAACACAAAGGGAATTATATGAAAGAAATCACTCTACCTATCGCAAAACTCTTCAACCTCATTAGTCTTTATGAAAAGACCACATTCGTACCTGAACATGAGCAATTTTTAAACTCCGAAATTCAAATCAAAGATGAGAATGACAATTGGGTAGAAGTGAATGCTGCTATTACCAAAGAAACTACGGGTAGAAAAATAACCTTTGATTCAGGAGACACGATTTCTGCTGCCGATAAACACCTAATTCACGATGGTGAGGAATGTCTGTATTTTGATTCATTGCAGACTGGAGATATAATTTGCAAGCAAAATGGGTCCGAGGTTTCTGTTCTGGATGTTGTTCCAATTGACGATACGTTATTTTATGATCTTAGTGTAGTATCGGATTCTCACCTGTATCAAACTTCAAATGGTTTTATTCATCATAATACTGAGCTTGCTAAGCTGCTCTCTAAGAATTTGGAGATGCCGCTTCTCAAGTATGACATGTCGGAATACGGAGAGAAGCACAGCGTAAGTGGCTTGATTGGTCCTCCCCCGGGATATGTAGGCTTCAGCGATTCACAGGTGCAGGGTGGACGTTTGATTTCAGACTTGAGCAAGAACCCTCATTCGATTATGCTATTCGACGAAGTTGAAAAGGCTCACCCCGATATCTTCAACATCTTCTTGCAGATTTTGGATGAGGGACGCATCACCGGTTCTAACGGTAAGGAAGTCTCATGCAAGAACACTATTATTATTATGACCTCTAATCTTGGTTCAGCAGACAATGAGCGTAATAACATTGGCTTCGGTATGTTAGAAAAAACCGATGAAGACGAGAAAGCACTCAAGCAGTTCTTCAAACCTGAGTTCCGCAATCGTCTTGATATGATTTGTAAGTTCAACAAGTTGGATACGCTTGCTATCAAGAAGATCGTTATCAAGTTCCTCGACGAGGTCAAGAAGCCCTTGCTCGAAAAGCACAATATCACTCTTAATTTGAGCGAATCGGTAGTTGACTACCTAGCTGCTAAAGGATACGATAGTAAGATGGGAGCCCGCCCGCTCGCTCGCAAGATCGATGAACTGATTCGCGTTCCCCTCTCAAAGAAGATTCTCTTTGAGCGCATTGCGAATTCAAGTATCATGGCAGTTTTAGAAAATGACGAGATTGTTTTCCAAATTACTCAAAAGCAAAACGCAAGGATTGGCCATGACGGCATCATTGAAATTCAAAGCTGAAGATCGGACTATCCTTTACTACAATAAATTTAAGTATAGAGTTAGTGTACGGACACCCAGAGGTCAAGAAAGTATACAGCTGGGAAACCTCATCAGTCTGCCAGAGATGCATACAACATCATATACTGATCGGGAAAAAATCAGTATATTCCTTGCTTTGCATCGAGAGAATAATAAGTTCAGGCTAGAAGGGGACCGTATCACCTTCTTTAGCAACGATTTAGCACTGGTTGAGCAATTTCAATTACTGGCTAATGCCGGCCCCATAACTGAAGCTATTGTGACACATGGCGTAAAACTATTTAAGAATACTCCTCCTGCTAAGTTTAGGTCCTATCTTAAGACAAAAAGGGTAGAAGCTGAGTTTAGGCCAGCGTTTGTAGAATATCTAGAACGAACTGATGGGTTACGCCCGAATCATCCTTTTCTTCGATGTTTGTATCCCCTAAGCAGTTGGGGATACAAATACATTTGGATTTATGATCATTACTATATTGATTATAACGACCCAGCTATGTTAACCTACATTCATCTGATGTTTCCCAATGTCATTGGTAAAACCTACAAATTAGAAAAGAAATCATCCTAATTAGATAAATACTCTATATAATTTGGAGTATTAATATGGCTAGAATGATAGAAGAAGCCATCGTTATTAGGTTATCAAAACTTGTAAAAGACGAAGATACAACGCAACACATTGTTTCGGAAGATGCACAACTAGCATTGGAGCAAGTGGCACAGGAATTAGCAGGCCCGGGAGTGATTGTAGAGGTCGCTAACACATAATGGCTTTCGTATTCTACACATATTTGGTTGGTTGGTCTTCTGCTGCAATATTTTGCGGGCAGTGTGGAGAAAAAGCATGAGTGCTTCTACCACACTAATATTATTTCCACAAACAGCATACGTTAATCCAGGAAACGGAGCACCGTATACAGTAACGGGCGACTCACGTCCTGCCGCGGCATATTATCTAGGTAATAAAGACCTGCAAACGGTCAACATAAGTTTAACCAACTGTACAGGTAACATTGTACTGGAAGCCACACTAGCTTCTCAGCCCGTAGATTTGGATTGGTTCAAAGTCTATGAGTTAGAGGCAAATGCTAACGCAGCAGCAAACTCACTTCCGCAAATCGCGTCCAATGCTAGGGTGTACACAAATGTCGAAGGCAATTTTGTTTATGTCAGAGCGAAGATTGAAGGTTTTCAAGGCGGCGCTGTAAATTTTGTAAAGATAAGCTATTAGAAAGAATTACAATGGAAACTACAATCAATATCAAAGCACAGTTCGAGGTATTCCTCGCAGAAAACGAAAAGTTTAACAAAGGCAATAGTGCTGCTGGTACTCGTGCCCGTAAGGCATTAGGTGAACTTGCTAAGTTGTGCAAGACTCGTCGCAACGAGATCACTGAAGAAAAGAATGCACGCAAAGAAGCAAATTAATCAATGAATGTGATAGCAGTATATCCCGGGAGATTCCATCCTCTGCACAAAGGCCACGCAGCTAGCTTTAAGCAGTTGGCGCAGAAGTTTGGTTTGGCGAATACATATCTTGCTATCTCAGCTAAACAAGAACAACCAAAGAGTCCTTTCTCATCACAAGATCGTGCTATGATGGCTTCTGCTTTGGGCATTCCTTCAAAGAACATTATGGCAGTTAGTAATCCATATATGGCAAAGGAATACTTAGATAAGGTAGAAATGAATGGCGGCGACCCTGATAATACTATGCTAGTGTTTGGGGTGAGCAAAAAAGATATGGAGGGTGACCCGTCAATGGGCATCGCTCCGGATCCTCGTTTTAGTTTCAAGCCCAAGAAAGATGGTTCTGCTCCTTACATGCAACCTTACTCAGCAAAAGCGATGCAAAACCCACAGCCGATGACTAAACATGCATATGTGTTATCAACTGATGTAGCCGAGTTTCCTATCGCGGGGGAAACAATGCGTGACGCAAGTGCTATTCGCAAGGCATATGCAGGTGCCGATACCAAGAAAAAAATGAGAATTCTAACTGACTTATACGGAGATTCAGCAGAAAAGATGAAACAAACATTCGACAATAACCTGCAGATTACTGAGAGCATTCGTAGGTTGATTGCTACTATCAAACCGTTGATCAATGAAGCGACTCCTGCACAAAAAGCAAAATTCGTTCATTTATTGAGCGAAGCTAAAACTCAACTCTACAAACACAATAAGCGTGTCTATGAGAGTGAAAGTACAAGAGAACCAATTTACAAAGATGGTAGAGATATCGACATCGTTAGAGATTTGGGCAATAACTATTATCTGTCTAAAGAAGTCGATGAAGATGACGATGTTCGTAAAGTAAATTATGCAGTCTATACTAAGGTTCCTGATACTACAGATATGTATACATTCGTCAATTTTGTGCAGGTGAGTCCATATGGCCCGAGCCGCGAAAAACTAGAAGCTGCGATCAAAAAAGTTATCGATGCTGATCGAATCACAACCAATGATTACTTAGAAGAAAGATAATTAATGATTGGCTTAGGCTAGCCAAAACACAGTAAATATGATACTTTCTGTCAAATAAAAAAAATCCATACCCTCGTTCTGTTGTAAATATCTTTATAGCTTACATTAGAAGAGGACTTCATGGCTAAGAAACCAAAGATTACAACTACTGCACCGAGCGGCGAAGAGCGTACTGTTCCCGTAGAAAAGATTCAAGAAATTGCTGATCAAGCAGCAACAGAACAACAGCAAGCTCCGCAAGAAGGTCAAATTCAAGTTAACGTTGACTTCCTACGTACTACAAAAGTTCACATCGCAATGCCATGTTACGGCGGGATGTTGACTGAATCTACGTTCATGAGTTTTATCAAGTGGGCTAACACTGCGCGTCAGTTAGGCATCGATTGGACGCTTGAGACTATGGTGAACGAATCACTCATCAGTCGCGCACGTAACACTCTCACTGCAAAGTTTTTGGCAATGCCGGACGCGACTCACCTATTCTTCGTGGACGCAGATATTGGTTGGGAACCTTGGCATCTACTCGTTCTACTAAATCGTGACGTTGATGTCATTGGTGGACTTTACCCAATGAAGACGATGCCAATCAAGTGGGTCGTCAATGGATTTGAAGGTGCTGAAGAGGGCGCTGATGGCCTACAGGAAGTTTCAAAAGCGGGCACTGGCTTCCTTCTTATGAAGAAGCATGTATTCGGTAAGCTGGATTCTCATCCAGCAGTCAAGCAGTACAAGAACGATATTGGTCTTGACCCGATGTATGATCAATACTTGAAGACGTACTTTGATACCGCAGTACGTCAAAATCGTTATTATTCCGAGGACTGGACGGCCTGCGAGAACTTTAGAGACCTAGGTGGCAAGATTTATGTTGACAAGCGTGTCTTGTTAAGACATTCCGGTTCATATGTTTTTTGCATGGAAAATCAGCAGCATCTTTTGGATACGATTGGTCCCATGTGGGCAGAAGCTCAAAAGGCCAAGGGCTACAAGATCATTGATGAAAACGGAAACGAAATCTAAGTTTCTATAATACAGGTAGGGAAGATTTAATCTTCCCTACCTTTTTGGCTATTTCGGTACAATCAATGTCGTGGATGGACAATCGTAAATCGAAGCAACTAGTGATAAATACTCTATATACTCTATAACGATGGATTTTATCAATGAAAATTAACGATATCTACGAAAGTACAACAGCCGGCTCGGTCGCAACTGTAGCACAGCCAATGATTGTCAAGGTACTGAAACGGTCTAACGTTGGACAAGGCGTCTATCCTAATCAAAAAGCAGGTAGCTTATTCACTGGTAAAGAGCCTAATAAAAAGCTTGCCGACTCTATTTCAGAATCGCCGGCTGCTTTACCCAGAATGAGTCAAGGTAAGAAAAGTGTGTCAGAAGAATGGACTCACGAGTATGGTAGTGGTGATACTTCACACTGGTCTGGAACAGTAAATACAGGTAAGTACATACACAATGGAGATGTTGTAGCCACATATACGGGTTTTGAACATCCTAGTACAGGCAGGCAGTCCCATATTAAAGTTAAGTTTTTACCAACCGGCAAAGTTAGGCAATTCAGTAATACTAGGTCTGGCTTCAACGACGCCGAAAAGTGGATTCGGTCAGACTGGCGCCTGCAGGGCTCAGCCAGAGATCGAACAGGAAATATGTTTGAAAGTGCGAAAACTAAGAAAAGTAAAGATGAGTTTGATGCTGAGTTAGATTCTAAGGGCAGATTTACTAAGGATTCAGTGAGAAAAATGTTTAATGGGAAACTATCACCGGACGCTAAAGGCATCAAGGAAGCACACCTAGATGAAGATGAATTGATCATCGTGCCAGGACAAGGGCATAGATTAAAGAGCGGATTTATTCCTCACGATCAAGATCGTAGAGATCATGAAGTCGAGATGGCTCGCAGTGACTTATTCCAAGCAGCAAAGAATGCTAAGCAGACATTTGAGATGCTTCAAGGTGTGTCTGAAGATCAAGGACTCGAAGGCTGGGTACAGGCTAAGATCACTAAAGCAGCAGATTATCTAAACTCAGTTCGTCAGTATCTTGAGGGTAAACAAGTTCGTGAGATGACCGGCGGTGTTATCGCCGGTGGCGGTGTTGGCGAGGCAGCAGACCCTATCGAAAAAAGAATCACGGTTAAGAAATGGGGCGGAAACGATGAACATAGTTGGGCTGTTCTAGTTGATGGCAAACCAGCTGTTACGGGGTTATCAAAGAGAGAAGTTCCGCACTACAAAACGCAAGTAATGAAGAAACTTCGTGAAAAACCTCAACTAACCGGAACTAATATAGAGGAAGGTGCTAAAGTTGACCGAATGGTAAAGCACATCAAGAAATCTGAAGAAAAAACAGGCAAGTCAAAGAAAGAAGCTGAGAATATTGCTTGGGCGACTGCTAACAAACGTGGCATGTTAGCTAACAAGAACAAAAAAGGCTAGTAGTCACATGAGCAGCCACTAGTGGTTCAAAGAGAAGTGGGTTCGGTGTGAGTCCGCAGTGGCAAATAATAATAGTGGAAGGTAATCATGAGTTCTATTCGTAAAAGCATGATTGTTAGCAGAGGGGCAGGATAAGTGCGTGACATAATCAACCTACTAGAAGCAGTTGAGAAAGGTTGCCCCCGTGCCACCCATGATATCGATTTAAATCTTAAGAATCGTCAAGTTGCGATTGATGAATACTTGTACGGGCCAGCTAATCCAAATAAGCCCGGCTCCTACTGGAAAGACTTGAGTAAAGTATTTAAAGTAGACGAACCCACAGCTAAGTCAATGATGTGCGGAAATTGTGCAGCATTTGATGTCAGTGATAGTATGCGTGACTGTATAGCAAGTGGTATCAAAGGCGATGAAGATAATATTGATCCTAATGCTACTATCAATTTAAGTGATTTGGGATATTGCAACTTCTTACACTTCAAGTGTGCAGGTAGTCGTAGTTGCAAAGCATGGGTAACCGGCGGCCCAATCACTGAAA